GGCAACCGGAGACAAGGGAGCATCCTCGGCAACCGGAGACTATGGAGCATCCTCGGCAACCGGATACTGTGGAGCATCCTCGGCAACCGGAGACTATGGAGCATCCTCGGCAACCGGAGACAAGGGAGCATCCTCGGCAACCGGCACCTATGGAGCATCCTCGGCAACCGGAGACTATGGAGCATCCTCGGCAACCGGAGACTATGGAGCATCCTCGGCAACCGGATACTGTGGAGCATCCTCGGCAACCGGATACTATGGAGCATCCTCGGCAACCGGCACCTGTGGAGCATCCTCGGCAACCGGATACTGTGGAGCATCCTCGGCAGAAGACAAGGATGCAGTAGCTGTTGCTTGGGGTTACAAATCAAAAGCCAAGGGCGTTCTTGGGGCATTTCTTGTTTTTGCAGACTGGGAATACACTGGTTCAGAAGATGATACAGAATATGACAGAAATAACCAGAGTGCATGGGTTCTTAACGGTGCAAAAATGGTGCAGGTTGATGGGGAAAATATCAAGCCGAATACTTGGTATACGATTGAAAATGGAGAGATTGCGGAGGTATCAGAATGAATTACATAAAAGCAAAATATCCAAACCAGAGCCGGTCATATATATTTGCTACATCAGACGATGTAAAAGCCGGAGACATGGTTTTAAATGCCAAGGGCGCAAAGCTGACGGTTACGGATGAATCGGTGGATATGAAGTGGGTGGCAACCTACGGTGCTGATAAGCTGGAGGTTGTGAAGAAATATGAAGATCCGGAAAAACGCTACATCATCGAGCGTGAGTTTGAACATGCAGGCTACAAATGTGTTGTCATATTTGGAAATGTCGGGCACAGATGCGGTTATGTCGGTATTCCAAAGAATCATCCGTTATACGGAAAAGATTACGGCGATCACCTTGAAATCAAGAAATCTGATGTTGTAGACAGAGCGGTAAGTGGAATTTTCCCTTTGCTCGGTGCTTGTCTTGACGAGGACGAGAGAATCCGCATCGAAGCATATTTTTCGTGCCACGGCGGTATTACTTACGCAGGAGGCGGGGATCATTCCGATTATCCGATTGAAAGTGATTTATGGTGGTTTGGATTTGACTGTGCGCACTATGGAGACGCGGATGATTTGGACCGTGCAATAGATTTGTTTCCAAGTAAAAAGGACATGTATTTGTTAAAGAAAAGGGTAACGAGTAGATATCCGATTGATGAGGCTGTCATTCGCACGGATGAATATGTCACGGATGAATGCAAGAAGTTAGCGGAACAGTTAAAAGAATTTGAAGAAAGCGAGGAATAGATATGGTTATCAAAACAAAGAGATTTTATGTAAATAGTAAGTCATGCAAGGTAGAACTTAAGAAAGAGGGTGTTGATTACCTTGTGATAGTTGACGGCAATGTGTATGCAAAGACTCCAAACGAGTTGTATGCGGTGCAGAAATTTAACGAGATTTAAGGAAAGGACAGGTGAGTAATTATGGCAGAAAACACAGCAGTAGCAAAGGCAGAGGAAAAGACAGAAATGAATACGCAGCTTTCCTACTATGCAAACCAGTACACAGGGCTTATGGAGCGTGACTTCGAAGAGCATGGACTTGTGTTTGATGATTATTCCAAGCAGTGCGCTATGGCATCTATGAGCGCGATTTACAACCTTGTTACATCCAACAAAGCCACTATGAGCAACTTGAATGGTTCTAATTTGAGACAGGTTATCGGGCAGGTATCAAGCCTTAAACTTAACGCCAATGCTGTACCAAGAGAGTGTTATTTCCAATTGAGAAGCAAGCAGGACGCAAACGGAAACTGGTACAAGGAAGTAGAAATGGGAATCGAAGGAGACGGAAACGATGCGCTTCTTCGCAACTTTGGTGTTGATGTTAAAAAAGTATATCCGGTATGGCTTGTGAAAGAAGGGGATGAGTTTACATATCCGAAGCACAGAGGCGTTGAAGTTACGCCGCCGGAGTGGGAAGAAAAAGGATTGTCACAGAAAGTAATCCGTGTTGTTTATCCTGTTGAAATGAATGATGGAAAAATCGAGTACATGATTGCAGAGCGTGAAAGCGTAAAAGGAAATCTTTTCGCTCATGTCCGTAATAATCTTTTGAATGAAACTTTCGGTTTACTTGGAACAAAAAAAGATAAGAGTGGAAAGGTTGTACCCAGAACGAGATATGATGCTACGGATGAAGAAAAGAAAGCTATCGCAGAAAAGAAAAATGAAATTCTGAAAGCACTTTTAGGCTGTAAGACTATTGAAGATATGCTCGCCTGTGAAGTTGCGAAACCATATATGAGTGCTGCATGGCTTGATACATCGGAATCCATGATTGTTCGTAAGATGCGTAACAATGCAATCAAAAAGCATCCAAAAGACCTTAATGCTATTGCAAAACAGTCTCTTATGCAGATGGATGAAACTTATCAGCAGACACAGGAAGAAATTGCGGAAAATGCCAATACAGAGGATTTTCCTGTTGAGCCGGAAGTTGCAGAAACTGTGGAAGACCCAAAGATGGCAGATAAACCGGAAAAGGTAGAGACGGAAGTTGTTGAGAATGACAACGATTTGCCGGACTTCATGAAGTAGGGGGATAGAATGAACTTTCCAAAATCTGAATTGAGTAAGCAGGATGCATTGCACCTATGGATTACTTGCCGTTCGGAGTATGCCAAGGAGCAAATGATTCTTTGCAACTATGGGATTGTTTTTTCGGTTATGAAGAATTTAAGCATTCCTTTGACTGACGAAGATATGTTTCAGACGGGAATCATCGGACTGTTAAAGGCGATAAATACTTTTGATGCTTCTAAGGGATATTCATTTTCAACCTATGCATTTCCGATTGTGAGAAATGAACTACTCTTGGTATTTCGTAAAAGCAAAAGGTCAGTAAAGGTAGCATTCTCACTGGATGATAACGTGGACACCGGAAATTGTGAGAGCGTTCCCTATGCGGAAATGATTCCAGACGGCAAAGATTATGAGGAAAATGTAGTGAATCTTATGCTTGCTCAGCAGATTTTTGAAAGGTTGGGTTCAAGGGAAAAACATATTTTTACCATGTTCTTTATCGAGAATAGAACGCAATCTGAAATATCCGAAGCACTTGGAATTTCACAATCCTATATTTCAAGGATTATTAAAGGAATAGGAAAAATAAAAAAGAAAGGAAGAAAAGCCAAATGAGAGTTATTAGCCAGGACGGCACGATTGATTTGCCGTATGAACAGGTAATTATTACGAGACACGATAAAAGCATTTACTTAATGGAACATCTTACTGAGGACGTTGAAATTGCTAAATATTCCACGGAAGAAAAAGCAAAAGAAGCCATGGAAGAATTAAGAATGGCTTATATGTGCCATAATCTTGTAAAGATGGGGCAGACACCGCCAGATGGAATTGACGAAAAACTTACTATGGGTTTGAGTGGAGTATTTGAGTTTCCGGCGGATGAAGGATTGGAGTAGCATATGGAAGTTATATCATTTTTAGAATCCGTACAGAAAGGAATGGAAGATAACATTTACAACTTTTGCAGAGATGGGAAATGTAGCCAATGCGGTAACTGCTGTTCCAATCTTTTACCAATGAGCAGAAAGGAAGTAGATGCAATTCACAGATATATCCGTAAGAACCATATCAAAGAGTGTAGGCACCTGCTTCCTACTGTGAATCGACCATATGATATGACATGCCCTTTTCTTGATACGGACAAGAGTTGTGAGAAATGCAGAATCTATCCGGTACGACCGGAAATCTGCAAACAGTTCATTTGCGACAATGAGCAGAGAGCAAAGCACAATAGGACATTGTTGGGACAGACGAGACAGATTATTGATGTGAGGAGTGAGTTCTTTAATGAGACTTAAAGTTTTAGGTTCTGGTTCATCCGGTAATTGCTACATGCTGGAGAATGACAAGGAAGCTTTGATAATCGAAGCCGGGTTGCCTTTTATGGAAGTCAAGAAAGCACTGGATTTCAATGTGATGAAAATTAAGGCTGTGATTACTACCCATTTCCATACTGACCATAGTCTTTATAGCTTACAATATGTGCAAGCTGGCATTCCTGTTTTTGAACCATGCAGACCGCCGATAAAAGATTCTGAAATGCGTTTTAGAAAAGGAAATTTTGACATAAGAGCATTTGAAAATCGTGATAAATCTGGAAGATGGCTACATAACAACGGAGACGGTTCAGAGTGTCCGTGCGTTGGGTTTTACATTACGCATCCAGAGATGGGAAGTCTTGTGTATGCAACAGACACGGAATACGTCAGATGGCGATTTAATGGTGTTAATCACATCATGGTGGAAGCCAACTACGATATGCAGTTTGTGAACCGAGAAGAACCAAATTACGAGCACAGATTAAGAGGTCATATGAGTTTACTAACGGCACTTGACTTTATTTCTACTAACGATAATCCGGCATTGCGAAATGTCGTTCTAATTCACTTATCAGATAAAAGCGGAGATCCCGCACTATTCAAACAAAAGACAGAAGAAACAGTTAAATATGGATCAGATGTTTACGTGGCGGAACGTGGATTAGAGGTTGATATGAACCTTTACCCGTTTTAAGGAAGCGAGGAATAAGTGAATGAATAAAGTGATTTTAATGGGAAGATGCACCAAAGACCCGGAAGTAAGATGGTCGCAGGGCGAGAAGTCAACAGCTATCGGTAGAATTACTCTGGCGGTTGACCGAAAATTTAAGCAGGATGGACAGCCAACGGCAGATTATATCTATTGCCTTGCGTTTGGTAAAAGAGCAGAGTTCCTTGAAAAATATTGCAAAAAGGGAACAAAGCTTGTAATTGAAGGAAGCTGGCAGACCGGAAGTTACACCAACAAAGACGGTAATAAGGTGTACACCAATGAGTGTTTGATCGAAAGCTGTGAATTTGCAGAGAGCAAACAGGCTTCGCAGGACAACGGAAGTTACAAACCGCAGCCTATGACAGATTCGGATGGTTTTATGGATATTCCGGATGGAATTGAGGAAGAGTTGCCTTTTACTTAATAATGACTCGGATAAATCAATGGAAGGGAGATATGTATGTTATTGATCGAGGACAAAGGCCAGAAAGAGGGTCAGCACATACTTAAGAATCGCTATTTTGATCGTAATGACATAGAGGTGCTACGAGCACCTCTTCCAGTTGGAGATTATGTTATCGCGGAAGAAACCGTTCTTGACGTTATAAGACGAAAGTCAGCAAGAAAGATGGAAGTTAAGAAGATGGACTTTATTGGAAGCTACAAGGTTGCCGTAGATACTAAGAAGGACATGCAGGAGATTACGGGAAACGTCTGCGGAAAACAGCATCCAAGGTTCCGAGACGAGTGTATTTTGGCGCAGAACAACAATATAGCACTGTATGTTTTGGTTGAGAACATGGATGGAATAAAAACTATTGAAGACGTTTTTCATTGGCACAATCCAAGGCTTGAGAGATACAACAAGATAAAGTACATGCACGGCATTGGAAAGTGGTTGAATGTACCGCTTCCAAAGGCACCGCCAACAAGCGGGGAAGTCCTTGGAAAAGCAATGCTGACAATGCAGATTAAGTACGGCGTGGAATTTGTTTTTTGCAGACCGGAAGATGCAGGATCGCGTGTCATTGAGCTTTTGGAAGTAGAAAAGTGATAATTTTTTGGAACTTGAAGGAGATATTATGGCAAGTAAGCGGATGTTTCGTATAGATTTAGTGACGTCAGATGCTTTTCTTGACATGCCGCTCACAGCGCAGGGGTTGTTTTTTCATTTATGCATACGGGCAGATGACGACGGTTTTGTTGACTGCGCCAATAAAACAGTAAGAGAGTGCCAGGCTTCAAAGGAAGACTTGCAAATTCTCATTGACAAACATTATGTTCTTACTTTTCCAGGATCTAATGTTATTGTCATAAAACATTGGAAATTACATAACTGCATTCAAAAAGACCGTTATAAGCCAACCAATTATGCAGAAGAAAAATCAATGCTTTATACGAAAAGAAATGGCGCATACACATTCGATGCTTCAAAAAATTTTTCTGGAGTGAATGCAATAAGGAGCGCAGGAAGCTCGCCGGGGAAAGAAGTGGAAGCGTGCATACCGTCATTGGCGGAAGTGGCTGATTATTGCCGTAAGAGGAAGAATGGTGTTAGCGCAGAATCATTTATTGATTACTACAAATCAATAGGTTGGAAACGTAATGGAGAAATAATAACCGACTGGAAAGCCGCATTAAGGAGTTGGGAGAAGCAGGAAAAAGAGAGTAACCCAAGATCAAAAAACAAATTTAATAACTTTCATCAGAGATCTTATGACTATGATGAATTAGAAAAAACTTTGGTGGAGACAAATGTTAGGGAAGGGCGTGATAAGAAATGATGGAAATGGGCGAATACGAAATTTGCAACAGGTACCGACATGCAAAGCATAAAGGTGAACAGTTGGAGATTCTTGCGGAACTAAACGACGTCCCAAGGCACAAAATTATTGGAATTTTATTGGAAAACGGAGAAAATGTAAAACTTCCAATAAGAACAAGGGGAAGAAAACGCAATACGGATTTTACAGAAAAAGAATACCAGAAAGCATTACTTAATAGGCTCGATGAATTGGATGGTCAAATTTCTGATCGTGAAAATGAATTCAAAGATATATGCACAGTTCTTTTTGGAACTCGATTCGATTGAGATGAAAAGAAAGGAGAACTGATTCATGAGAAATAAAGATGAAGAACTTAGGCGAGAGGGAATGGCATATGCTCTGCGAATTGCAAAGGAGAATGGAATTGACTCTCTGGAAGAAGAGTGCCGATTTCGCGGAGCAACAAAATTACCACTTGCGCTACCAAAGAATGCAATAGATGAATGCGTCAGCAAGATTAAATTAAATACCATAGACACGGTAACGATTTTGTCTGCAATGGTTTTGCACGATGAGTTTGACTTTGGTAAAAGCCGCATACAGAGATTTGTTGATCGCTTCAATAAAAAGGCAGAATGCATCATGGATGATTATGCTACATGGGAAGATCAGATACAGATCTTGAAAGAAGAGTGTGGGTTGGATTTTAAAATTCGCAGAAATGACACTGATGTGAAAGTGAGATAAAGGTATGAAAGAAAAAATGCGCAACGATAGCGTCGACGCGCTTAAGAGATTCAGAGAGGTGCCGTATCAGTTGCGGTACGGGAAGGAGCAGGGGAAATGATTGAATGCATGAGAACGGATGCAAAGAAGCCGGAGCCTGAGGAGTGGATTTTGAAGGAATATTTATTCCGCGGGGAGCGGAGAGATGACAGGGAATGGGTGGAAGGATTTTTGTTTGTGGTAAATGATGTCCCATACATCTTGCCACATCACAACACAGGGCAACCAATACACGCAGATAACTTGCTGAAAACAGCTGTCGAAGTGCTGAAAGATACCGTTTGCCGATGTACAGGGCAATACGATAAGAACGGAAAACTGATTTGGGAGGACGATATTGTTAAGTGCGGGAACACAACAGAGCTTGTTGGTTGGGATCAAAATTTTGCAAGCTGGCGTCTGCCCAAAAGAGGATGGTTCTACCGCCATATTTACGGGGATGCTTACAGTTCAGAGGATTGTGAGGTTATCGGAAACATATTTGACAATCTTGATCGTTTGGATGACGACGATGAATGATTTCCTGAAATTTTTTGATTTTATACGGGAATTTTACGCTTCCGGACATCGGCAGATATGAAGTTGATAAGGACGGGAACGGTGCATTTTATCCTGGAGATGAGGATAGAAGTTGTGCGTCATTCGAGTTATTTGTGAACGCGTGGATGCCGCTGCCGAAACCATACAGAGAAAGCGAGGCATGATATGAAAGAAGAAACGAAGATGGAGATAAGCGCGGCACTAACGCTATTAAAAAACACACTGATAAAAAATGGTGTAAGCATTGCACTTGCCGGAAGTGAAGATGCTGGGAAAGATGATGGTCGCATTCTGTTTTTTGATACGGATGAATATTACAGAACCGGGAAAATGGATGGAGTATCAGTAAAAACCGTGGATTTAGTGAGGTAGAAATATGATGGAGTGTATGAAAAGCATGGCGAAGAAACCAAAGGACGAACGTATTAAGGTTTCAGACTTAGAAATTATCGTAACAATGATGAATAAAGATCCGTATTATGAAATCAAGTACAAGGAAATCGGAGAGGATTATTATCATGTTGGCTACAGTTCCTATAAGCTAGAAAATGTTTTAGCTTGGAAGGATGAGTGCTTTGAGATTGTGAAAGAATGCAGACCGCAGACCAATGCAGACCGGATCCGGAGCATGACGGACGAGGAGTTGGCAGAGTTTTTGCCAATAGCTTCCAACTTTATCTGTCAGCCTACGGAAGAATGTATAAGAAATACCGTTACGAATCATTGCGGAGAGTGTGAAAGAACGGAAGAATGCGCAATGAAGTGGCTTAAGGCGGAGAGTGAGGAATAGCATGGAGAATAGATATTTATCCCGTGGAAAGCGGATTGATAATGGCGAATGGGTGGAAGGATGTTATGTGCTCATAGACAACCACTGCTACATATATACAGGTTCTTTGTGTAATGGCGGTTTATATGTTGTTGCCGAAAGATTTGAAATCCAGATTGATACATTATGCCAGTGTACCGGATATGAGGGAATCTATGAGAATGATATCTTCCGGTATGAAGATGAAGATTTCGTTATCAAATGGTCAGATGATTCATTGAGTTGGGAAGCCGTATCCATATTTACTGCTGAAAGCGTTTCCTTGGCAGAGTTCAATCCGGATTATATAGATGTCATTGGAAATGAGATTGACAATCCGGAACTGTTGGAGGTGTAGGGATGACAGAAAATATAGCAATTTACTGTTTAAAAGCGGCAAGTGAATTAAATCCGGAAATGTGTGAGGAATGCCCTTTGTATGGTCAAACAGGCGCAGACCATTGTTGTGAAGACGCTCTTCAGGTGGCGATCAAGGCATTGGAGGAATTACAACAGTACCGCACAATCGGCACAGTGGAAGAATGCCGGGCGGCAGTGGAGAAGCAGACAGTGAAGAAAGTGAAATCAATATCCCAGGTAAAAGACGGAGACAGCTATGGCGGTCTTATAGGGAGATGTCCTTGCTGTGGAGACATATTGGAAGAGGATACCGTATATTGTGATTGCGGTCAGAGATTAGATTGGGGGACGAGCGATGAGACTGATTGATGCGGATAAATTAAAAGCGGATTTAGAAAAAGCAATTTCAAAGAACGAAGATATGGATTGCTTAGACTTTTTACGCGTTGCTTCTTTTATTGATGCGCAGCCGACCGCCTACGACCCGGACAAGGTTGTGGAGCAGTTGGAAGAACGCACAGCATTCCTGAAAGACTGTACGAAGTATGGAAATAAAACAGCAGATCAGCAGTCAAAATCCTACGACACTATGATGATGTACGAGGTCATGGATTTGGTAGATGATTTGTTAGAGATTGTAAAGGCAGGTGTATCAGATGGCAATTAAACCGATTTTATTCAATACCGAAATGGTTCGGGCAATTTTGGACGGACGGAAGACCTGTACCCGTCGATTGATAAAGCCACAGCCGGATAAAAAGCATATATATCCACTTGGTTTTGTTACCGACAGTACAGAAAAGAAAGAGGTAGGATGCTTTGGATTTGCCGCTAATGAATATGGTGGCTCTATTCAATACGTTAAGCCGCCGTATAGGTATGCACCGGGAGATATCCTGTATGTTCGGGAGACATGGAAAAAGGCGCCGAACGGATACTATTACTACGAAGATTGGCAAAGAAATGACATTGCCGATGTTACAAAGTGGAAACCATCCATCCACATGCCGAAAGAAGCGGCGCGTATCTGGCTTAAGGTTACGAATGTGATGGTGGAGCGGTTGCAGGAGATAACACCAAAGGGGGCAGAAAGCGAAGGTGTTGGAAACCTTTTCTATGATGATATCGGATACGGTGAAAAAAATTATGGAACAGAAGTAGACCCAGAGTACGGGATTGCAAAGGAGCAATTTGCTTGGCTGTGGGAATCAACCATCAAGAAATCCGACATTGACCGCTACGGTTGGGATGCATCACCGTGGGTTTGGGTAATCGAATTTGAAAGGTGCGAGAAACCGGAAGCATGATGATTTAGGAGGTGCAGGGTGAAATTATATCAAGGAAATGCAAAGGAACTTGTAGGCAAGAAGATTGATTGTTACAAAAGACGTTTCGGTTATTATCCAATGGAAGTTATTGAGATAAACGGAGTGCCATATGTAAAAGATGCAGTTGGAGTATGTATGCCGATTCCAGAAAAAGAAACGGACTTTAACTGCACTGATTTTGATTTTGTCATTGAGTAAATTTGGAGGTGGAAGATGGCTAAAGCAGTATTGGTTATGGATATGCCGGAACAGGTATGCCAGAAATGCACATTGTGCTATGAGACAGAGAATGATGACGAATATCTATGCTGTGCGACAGGGAAACTTGTACCAGACGGAGCAAAGCCGGACTGGTGCCCACTCCGGGAACTGCCAGAGAGATCAGATCATCCAGATCATTGTGACAATGGAAGGTTCGATGCAGGGTGGAACGGATGCTTAGATGCCATAGAGGGAGGCGTGCATGGGAAAGAGCAGAGCGAGTAAGCTGAACGGCTACCGGAGTGCGGTAAGCTGGAAGAGAAACGATGTGTATAAGTTCAAGACTAAGAGCGGTAAGAAAAAATAGTGTAAAACGCGATTGCGGATGAGAAACAAATCTGTACCGAAAAAAATTTTTAGGGGCTTCTGACATATTAAAAGTGGATGCATTCAAAACATGTCACTTTTACGGGAGGGAAAAGATATGATGAAAGCCTTAATTATTAGCGTAGTTACAGATTTGGCACGAGAACTTGTATGTGATCTGATTTTAAATTACATATCGGAAAAATTAAAGAAATAGTTTAGGGAAAGGAGCCGAGACTCTGGCCAGAGTGATGCATATGCGGTCTCCTTTTGAAAAATGACATACAAAGAATTTTTAGAATCCAAGATTGAACTTGCAACAGAAAGCGGGTTCGTTGTGGATCCAGAAAAAGTAAATAAGGTATTAAAGCCACATCAGAGGGATGCGGTGGTGTGGGCACTGAAAGGCGGCAGGCGTGCATTGTTTGAGAGTTTCGGACTCGGAAAGACCGTGCAGGAGATTGAGTTTTGCCACTTAGCGGCGGAACACAGCGACGGCCGTGCGTTGATCGTGTTGCCGCTTGGAGTAAAGCAGGAGTTCACGCATGATGCGGTGGAAGTGCTTGGATATGGAAAGCCGGAGTATTGCCGGACAATGGAAGAAGTGGAGAAAAGCACAAGCCAGATCGTATTGACGAATTATGAACGTGTCCGGGATGGAGATATCCGGCCAGACTACTTTACAGCAACATCACTCGATGAAGCCAGTGTTTTAAGGAGTTTTGGCAGCAAGACTTATCAGACATTCTTGGATAAATTCAAGAATGTTCCGTATAAGCTGGTAGCCACGGCAACACCATCGCCGAACAAATACAAAGAGCTGATCCATTACGCCGGATATCTGGAAGTGATGGATACAGGGCAGGCGTTGACACGGTTCTTCCAACGCGACAGCACAAAAGCGAACAATCTCACATTGTACCCAAACATGGAAGATGAGTTTTGGATGTGGGTAAGCAGCTGGGCGCTTTTTATCACGAAACCTTCAGATCTCAATCCAGTATATTCCGATGCGGGATATGATCTACCGCCACTTGATGTAAGATGGCATGAATTGCCGGTGCATTATGGCGATACAGCGGATAAGGACGGACAGATTCAGCTGTTTCAGGAAGCCGCCGAGGGATTGAAAGAAGCCGCGGCAGTCAAGAGAGAAAGTATTGACCGCCGTGTAGCAGAAATGAAACGGATTGTGGAAGAATCGCCGGATGATCATTTCTTGTTATGGCATGATCTGGAGAATGAACGGCATGCAATCAAGAAAGCACTGCCGGAAGTGGTGGATATCTACGGCTCGATGGACTATGACCTGCGTGAGCAGAGAGTAATTGATTTCTCGAATGGACGGACAAAGTTATTTGCCACAAAGAAATCATTATCCGGATCCGGATGTAATTTTCAGAGATATTGCCACCGCGAAATATTTCTTGGAATTGATTATGAGTTCAACGATTTTATTCAGGCGGTACACCGGTGTTATCGATTTTTACAGAAAGAACCGGTTGTGATCGACATTATCTACATGGAGAACGAGCGGCAGATCAAGGAAGCTTTGCTTGAAAAATGGAAGAATCACAATCACATGGTCGCGAAAATGATCGAGATTGTAAAAAAGTATGGTCTTAATTCGGAGAATAAGGCGCAGCGGTTAGAAAGGAAGATGGGCGTGGAAGGTAGCAGAGAAGAAAGAACAGTAAGAGGAAACCATTATGAAGCGGTATATGGGGATTGTGTGGAGGAAACTCGAGCAATGGAAACGAACAGCATTGATCTGATACATACCTCGATTCCATTCGGCAACCATTACGAGTACAGCGCAAATTATAACGATTTCGGACACAACCAGAACACGGACCGGTTCTTTGAACAGATGGACTTCCTCACGCCGGAATTGCTCCGGGTGTTAAAACCGGGGCGTGTGGCTGCAATCCATGTCAAGGATCGTGTGCTTTTTGGAAATGCAACAGGAACCGGAATGCCAACCATTGAACCATTTCACGCGCTTTGCATTGCGCATTATATGAAGCATGGTTTCCAGTATTTCGGAATGATTACTGTCGTGACTGATGTGGTCCGTGAGAATAACCAGACGTACCGGTTAGGGTGGACGGAGCAGTGCAAGGACGGATCCAAGATGGGCGTAGGATGCCCGGAATATATTCTGCTGTTCCGGAAACTGCCGACCGACAGATCCACTGCATACGCGGATGAACCGGTCAAGAAATCCAAAGAGGGTTACACGCGTGCGCAGTGGCAGATTGATGCGCATGGATACTGGAGATCCTCCGGCAATCGGTTAATCAGTAAAGAAGAATTGAAAGAGTTCCCGGTGGACAGCTTACAGCAGGTGTACAGGGAGTACAGCCGCGGCAGCGTATACAACTATGGGGATCATGTGAAACTTGCGGAAGATCTGGACAAGGACGGGAAACTACCGGCAACATTTATGGTCGTTGCTCCGGGATCGTGGAACCAGTTGGAAGTGTGGGACGACATCAACCGGATGCGAACCCTTAACACTACGCAGAGCCGCAGACGTGCCCAGATGCACGTATGCCCGTTACAGTTGGATATCGTGGAGAGAATCATCAACAGATATAGCAATGAGGGCGATACGGTCTATGATCCGTTTGGTGGACTTATGACAGTACCAATGACAGCGGTCAAGATGCATCGGAACGGCAAAGGATGCGAACTGAATCAGGATTACTTCCGGGATGGCGTTGGATATCTGCAGGCTGCGGAGAATGAAGTGGACGAGCCGACATTGTTTGATTTTATGAAAGAATAGGTGCGTCCATGAAAGCAAAATCAGTAGGGGATAAAGTAAGTGAGTGTTGCCAGAACATCCGACAGGAGATAGAGCACTGGAAAGATATCAATCAGAACGGGTGCAGTGATCCGTTCTGGCCGGATGGATGCAATATGAATCTGACACGGAACCATATCATTTATTATCAGCGACAGCTCCGGAAAATCTGCACAAAGAATCGGTTACCGCTGCCGGATGAATATTATTTCTCCGCGCCACCTGAGGTCGATAATCAGTATATGGCAAATCTGAAGCAGAAAGACCGGGTTGAGAGAATATTTTTCCAGAGGAAGATACCCGCAAAACAAAAATATAAGTACGATGAGCGGCAAATGAGTTTGTTTTAGCAGATTTAGTAAAGAAAGAGAGGTAATTAACATGATTCATGCGATATGTGACTTTTGTGGAAAAGATTGTGATAGAACTGCAACATTATTATCGATGACACCGTTTCAGAATTTTGCGCGGTATCATACCGATAATACGCCGTATGGATTTGAAGCGAAGACGAGAAGTTTTGTGATATGCGGCGAATGCTGTAAAAAGCATGATTTACCGAATCCGTATGAGACATACACTGGAATCACAAACCAGAAAGCGACATACGAAAAATGTCTTGATAATTATACGGATACTGACCTTATCGAAGACGAAAAGTACGATAGAAGATTTGGTTTATAAAGCGGATGGGATAAAAATTGAGATAGATTGATATTAAGGAGAGAAAAGCAAGCCATGAAAAAGAAACTTATAGCAGCAATATTGACGGTAACACTCTTAATCGCCGGATGCGAGAGTGTGAATGTTGACGCAGAGCAGGATAATACGATGGTATTGGTAGAAGGTTGGCGGGATTACGGTATCTATGCGGACAAAGACACAGGCGTCATGTATCTGGTGTATCAGCGGAATGGTACCGGATGTACCGTTATGCTCAATGCAGACGGGACACCGAAGATCTGGCAGGGAGAAGAATAAAATATTGGAGGATATTGGCTTATGAAGTTTTCAAAACTGACTAAGCCAGAGCTTGAAGTAATTATTGAAAACGCCAATTTTACGGAGCAGGAAGAGGAAATATTTTCTCTTCTTGCCCGTGGATTTATACCAAAAGAAATATCAATGAAAATTTGTATTCCGCTAAGAACAGTAGAAAGGCGTATCTTTGATATAAAGCAAAAAGTCAAGAGATTGGAAGGTGATTTAAACGGAAAATCTTTCTAAGAGTGAATTGTTGAATTTTGCCATTGAAAATGGTATTATCGACATAGACACCATTCAGAAAAAAATTGAGATGAACGAAAGGAAGAAATTTATTGAAAAACACAATTATAGCATTTGGGAAGGAAAAGACGGTAAGTTTTACACATATTTGCCCGATGAAGAAAGCCAGAGAGGGAAAAAACTTGTAAAAAGAACATCTGAAAAGGCGATAGAAGACGAGATAGTGAAGTTTTATAAAGCCATGGAAGATGAACCGACAATCAGCCAAGTATATTCTAGCTGGATTTCTGAAAAATTGGAATATGGTGAAATAACAAGGCAGACAAAAGACAAGTACGAGACAAATTTTAAAAGATTTTTTGAAAATAAGTATTTGCCGATTGCAAATAGAAAAATCCGGTATATTGACGAAGAAATATTGGAATCATTCATAAAAACAGCTATTTCAAAGCTGGAACTTACGCAGAAAGCGTACTCCGATATGCGGATATTGATTAACGGAATTTTCAAATATGCAAAGAAAAAACATTATACCAGCTTAAGCATAACCAGTTTCATGGGTGATTTGGAAATTTCGGAAAAGTCATTTAAAAGGAATCATAAGTCTGACAACGAATTAGTTTTTTCTAAGGATGAAGAGCTTTTGATTGAACAATTCATAATGGAAAACCAGCCTACATTGATTGAACTTGGAATTATTTTGGCATTTAAAACCGGACTAAGGGTTGGAGAAATATCCACGCTTTCATGGTCAGATATTGAAGAAAATAAGATACATATATCAAAGACAGAAATACGATACCGAGATGATGGTGGCAAATATGTGTTTGATGTTCAGAATTTTCCAAAGAGCGATGCCGGATTTAGAGATGTTATAATTACCGAAGATACCAATGAACTTATGAGAAAAATAAAAATGCTTAACCCTTTTGGAGAATATATTTTTATGAAAAACGGTAAAAGGATAAAAGGACAAGCATTTACAAGACGTTTATATGTGATATGCGATAAGGTGGGAATTGGTGAGCGATCGATTCATAAGGCGAGAAAGACATATGCTACAAAGCTTATAGATGGAAATGTTCCAGAATCTGTAATAAAAACGCAAATGGGTCATACTGATATTAGAACAACGCTTGACCATTATTATTTTAATAATAAAACAGAGAGTGAGATGCAAGAATACATTGCGAAAGCACTATCGATGTAAAAGGTAACACGAGGTAACACCTTTAGGTGTAAAGAAACCTAGTATTTATGCGGGTTTGCGGGGTTTGATACCGAGTTCAAATCTCCCTTCCGCTACTATTTTTTTAAAATTGAAAACCTTGTGAAGCCTTGATTTTACTGGAAGAAAGGAGATTCTGAATGGTGTCTTTTCTGAAAGTAAAAATCAAAGGTAACACCAAAGGTAACACGAACAAATGTATGGACGCTTGATGCGTTCTTTTTTATTGCAATTTTGGCGGTAATGCGGCGGGAAACAGGCGTTATTTAGACGGTATTCTGGCGGTTTTACCGTCTTTTTTTATGCCACAATATAAGCAAAGGGAGGGATGATAATGTTTTCTGACGATGTTCTTGAGAAAATTTTTGCCAGAAAAGAATTGCAATCATTAGATTTGTCAACGCAGTCATCTATCATTCACGCAATCGAGGATGTTTTAGAGGAGGTTGAAGAAAATGAACATGAACGGAGTTTATCCGGCACCGGGCTATAGTCAGCAAATTCCTTATCAGGCATCATATGGGTATAATCCATATGGTAATCAGCAAAGAATTGAACAGCCGCAAAATTATTTTCAACCGGCGCAAACACAGCAAATTCAGCAGCCACAAATGACGCCTATTGGAATAAATGGAAAAATTGTGCCTTCTGTTGAAAATATTACTGCAAACGATGTGCCGATGGATGGAAGCGTGGCGTTTTTCCCAAAGCAGGATATGACAGAAATATATGCTAAAAGTTGGAATGCAGATGGTACAATCCGCACAATCGTTTTTAATCCGGTTTTAAATGATATGACTAACAATTTATCGCATGAGCCGGGAAAAATGAAATTTGACCTATCAGACGAGTGCACAGGGGCATTTATGGGAAAGTTTGATGAACTGTTTGGGAAAATTGAACAGTTAGAGGAACGTATCGGTAAAATTCCGGTTCCACAGAAAAAAACTTCTCAAATTAAAAAGGAGAGTGAATCCGAATGAATCCGATGCAAATGATTTTGAATCAAATGATAAATTCTCCGCAGATACAAAACAATCCAATGGCTAAAAATGCCATGCAGATGTATCAAAGCGGAGATACGGTCGGACTTAAGACAATGGCGGAGAATCTCTGCAAAGAAAGAGGAATTACAGTAGATGAAGCAAAGCAAAAGGTTATGAGTATGTTTAATCATTAGTACATTTTGGGTTGCGCGCATAATAACCGGTTATCCCATTTGTAAATAAATCAGATGGAGGTAAACAAAATGTTTAATGGAAACGCATCTCCTAGTCTTGCTGATATTGCAGCAGTGACAGGAAACGGAAGAAACAATGATGGCATGTGGGGCGGCGATGGCTGGTGGGCTATCATTATCTTCGCTATGATTTTTGGCTGGGGCGGCTTTGGCGGCAATGGCTGGGGAGGAAACGGAGGCATGGGAGCGACAGCATCTGCATACACCGACTCTGCAATTCAGCGTGGATTTGACACGCAGGCTATCATCGGGAAGTTAGATGGTATCACAAGTGGTCTATGTGATGGATTTTACGCACAGAATACCGCCGTTATGAACGGTTTCCATGGTGTAGACAATGCAATCTGCAACCTTGGATATCAGACGCAGCAGGGATTTAATACCACAAACGTAACACTTATGCAGGCACAGAATGCTTTGCAGTCCCAGATGGCTAATTGCTGCTGTGAGACCAGAGAAGCTATCCAGGGCGTGAACTACAATATGGCTCAGAACACCTGTGCACTGCAGAACACCATGAACAGCAACACAAGAGACATTATTGACAGCCAGCAGGCAGGAACAAGGGCAATCCTTGATTACCTGTGTCAGGAAAAGATCTCTTCCTTACAGGCAGAAAATAATGACTTAAGAATAGCTGCTTCACAGGATCGCCAGTCTGCATTGCTTACAACAGCAATGAGTGCACAGACACAGCAGATTATCAATGCCGTTAATCCGGCAGCTATCCCGGCTTACGTTGTTCCAAATCCAAACGCTTATGCTTACGGATGCGGATGCAACACAAGTTGCGGATGTTAAAGGCACTAAATTACAGACAGATAACTAAAATTTAATATAAAATAACTTAATCAATTTGAGTTCTTTTTGAGTTCCTTTTGAGTTCCTCTTGATTTGAACTCAAAACACACTCGAAAGAATGTGATTATGTCTGCTTTGCAGAATTATGAACACAAGGGCAGGCTATAAGACCTGCCCTTTTTATGATTGGAGGTAAAACATTATGGCAGAATTTACAGGAATTGCAATTCAAACTGTCGCGCAGGGAGAAGATGTGGCATTTACAGAAACTCCGGTATGCGCAACAAAATGCATTGTTCATAGACAGGGAAGTGGCATTGTTAAATTAAGAGGACTTACAAATCAGTGCCGGGCAAGATTTTTAGTATCTTATTCCGGAAACATTCAAATTCCTACCGGTGGCACAGTTGAAGCTATTTCACTGTCTATTGCAATTGACGGAGAACCGTTGCAGTCAACTCGAATGATTGTTACACCGGCGGCAGTTGAAAACTTCTTTAACGTTTCGGCGCAGGCATATGTGGACGTTCCTCGCGGTTGCTGTGTTACGGTAGCGGTACAGAATACGTCTACGCAGGCAATCGAAGTTCAGAACAGCAATTTAATTGCAGTCCGGGAAGCGTAAGGAGGGCGGTTTTATGGATATTATGAGAATGCACGACATGATTGAAAAACTGTCTGAAAGCGCAGAGTGTGAGTTTGCAAAAGGTATCGAATGTGTAGATACAGAAGAGATGGGAAAAGTCACGGACATGCTTAAAGACCTTGCGGAAGCTATGTATTATCGGACACTTACAAAATCAATGGACGAATCAGACCCAGAGCAGGTTCTTGATATGTTTGAGCGTTACGGAGATGGCAGACGGTATTATGACCGTTACCGGTATGCAGACGGCAGATTTGCGCCAAAGGGAAGAGGAACGCGGAGAGGATATGACGAGCCGCCTTACTGGCACATGACACCGGAAATGTATCACGATATGGAGCATGACCGCGACATTGATCGACCACATGGGCGAATGTATTACACAGAGCCTACAATTGCGGCAGATGGCGGTATGCGTGACCGCAGAGAGGGTAAAAGCGGAATGAGCCGCAGAAGCTACATGGAAAGCAAAGAGCTTCACAAAGGCAATACGCCGGAGGATAAGGACGCAAAGATGCATGACCTTGAAAAATACATGAAAGAGCTTTCGGAGGATATGGCGGAACTTATCTCCGACATGACGCCGGAAGAGCGCACAATGACAAAAAGCAAGCTTTCGACGCTTGTTTCCAAAATGTAATGACAGGGGCAGAAATGCCCCTGTTTGTTTGAACATTGACAACTGAATATCAGCTAGTGATTTGTGGATTTGAATGTACTGATTCCCAAATAGGGGTGCTGATTTCTTGAAAATTTTCAAAAAATGTATTGACAATTATTGCAAGGGCATATATTATAAAAACATAAATATTGCAAGGGCAATAATTGAAAGGAGTGATTTTTATTAGTCCTGCAGGAAGACCACACAAAGAAAATCCTAGGAATGTTAATCTTAACATCAGAATAAAAAAAGATGAAGCTAATCGCATTCAAAAATGTGCTGATGAGCTGGAATTAACAAGAACGGATACCATTATGAAAGGTATAGGGCTAGTGGAAAAAGAACTAGCAGATAACAAAAAAGAGTAGCCACTACAAGTTTTGACCGACTTGTGACTACTCTGACACCAATCCGAAATGAATTGATAAATCAATTATATCACTTTCTTTCGGAGGAATCAAACATTTTTTGAAAGAAAGGCGGTGCAAGATAATGAACAAATTTTTAGAAATAGTATACGCAAGTCAAATTGCAGATGAAGAACAGGGCGGGAAATGGCGTGAATTTTTTGAGCCGCTCATGGAGAGACTTAAGGGAATTGTGAGCGAAAGCGTTTATGATGAATTGCTCGAACTTCTTATTGACTGTACTACTGACAGCAACCGATTCTATGCCGTAGAGGGCATGAAACTTGCTATCGGCATTATGGACGGAACTTATGTTCCGAAAGTATAAGAGAGGGGGATTTGCTGATGAATGATATTCAGATGAAGCAATTAGAACAAACTCTAACCAGTATGGAAGTCGCGGAAATGGTTGGAAAGACACACGCCAATTTATTAAAAGATATCCGGGCGATACTGTAAGCAATTAGGAGAAGTAAATATTGACTTTTCCGATTTCTTCATAGAAAGCACATATTGTACAGAGCAGAAAAAAAGTTTTCCATGCTACGACATTACCAAGAAAGGTTGCGAATTTATCGCCCACAAGCTGACCGGAGCAAAGGGAACGGCTTTCACAGCTCAATACATCAATCGCTTTCACGACATGGAACAGGCTCTGAAAAATCCGCAGGCTGAAATTCCGGAGAAAGACCCGTTTGAGCACTGGGAGATTCGATGGAAACATGAAATGGAAACATGGTTTTCAAAGAACAACTGGAAGTTAAGTATAATCCTAGAACGGTTTGGTTGGACTCGAAAATTTTTATATCACAAGATTCTCGTGGAATTATCGGATCTGCATAACTTACGCGCAATCGAAAAGGCATATTACGCCAGTTATGGATATCCACCGGAATACGCTCTTGATCTGCTTGATTTTAATAGAGACCTCAACGATACGGCGACAAGATACATCAATTACCTACTTATTGAAGAATAAAAGGTAAAATAAGCATGAATTTAGAAACCACTAGCTGATATTTGGCTGGTGGTTTCTTTTTTGGAGGTAAAATATGTTTTTAATAAATGGTATTGAATGGAAAATAAAATTTGTTCACGGCGCAAGTAATAAATTGATGCGCTCTGATGGCTCTACCAGCCTTGCTGTGACCGATTGGAACGACAGGTCTATATATGTTTCAGATAAACCGAAAAATGGTTATTTGCGCAAAATACTGGCTCATGAGCTTTGCCATTGCTTTTGTTTTTCCTATAACATTCATATGCCGATTGAGCAGGAAGAGTATCTTGCGGACTGGATAAGCCTGTATGGGGAAGATTTGATTTATTTGCTGGATGATTTGATGTCAAACATTGATTGGAGGGCGGCATAGTGGACAAAATAGACGATTTACTTCATTACGTTCAGAAGACAAACCCTGGGATGACAAGAGAGAAATTGATAGATGAATTAAACAAAAGCGATTATACCGCAAAAGCTTTGCTTTTTACTTCGGAAAACTTTCGGAAAAATTTTCGATCCCCCCTACCTTAAAATTCGGAAAAGGATTTTTGGTTTTGGATTTTTAAAAATTTTTTGAAATTTTCGCCCAGATATTCGAAAAAAATTTGATACCCCCCTAGGGTCAGATTTCGGCACGAAAAACCGTTTTTGAGATTTTGAGAATTTTGTCCAGATTTTTGCAAAATTTTTTTGAAACTTTTTTGCAAGTGAAAGTTCAGATTTCACTCATCCATGCTCTGGTCGTACTTGATCTTGCTATGTTCTTTCGCCCCTTTGGAAGCGCTGAAATAATGTAGGCGCGGAAACCTCCGCACAAATGCGCAAAATGAGTACAACAAATAAAGAAAATGTATACGTGACATTGCAATTATAGGCGCGCACATGCCTATAAGCCATTATATGCACAAGACATCCAAAATGTCAACGCGCAATGCATATGCTTTGTGTCAACAAGTATAAACAAAAAAGAGCACAGATCGCCAGACAATACCCAAGTGAGATAATGACGATATGCATATTGCGTGCATTTTATCTCTTTGTACGCTTTTTTGCGCGCTGTACTCCACGGTATATGGATAAAAGCAAGCCGGGAAAATTGCCCCCGGAACATTGCACCGCCTGCACTTGCTTAAATGATAACACCCAATCGCATACAATCCATTTTCCGATCACAAAGGGCGCGCCACTTTTCGGGATCCCCTTTGATGTTTTCGGCAGTTCTGGTTTCCGCCCATTCGTTCCGCGCTTTAATGTATGCGCTTTTTGCGTCGTCTTTTTTTGTTTGTAAGTTTCCCATAAATCCCATAATTTAACCATCCTTTCATTGTGCGCCCTGTCTCATCGGTGCAGGTGGGGCAGTTCCTGCAGACGGTGGACACTCCACCGTTTCGACTATTTTTCGCCGTATAGTTTGGTTGATTTTCTAAAGGTCTTAATCACTCCGCCCGGCGTCCCGTCTTTCTTTGTCCTCCAGTGTGCCGGAAAGCTCGAAAAGTCAGAGCAGAGACGAACCGTTATTGTTTTTTCCGTCTCCCTTACGATTTCTGCCACATCAAAAAGAAAACCGTCTGATTCTGCTAACTTTGTGCCCACTTTTATTTCGCTTGCTTTGATAATCATGTGTAAACCTCCTTTATGAGTGCTTGTCTCATCAGTGGCAAGGTTGCAACCCTACACCAGACCGCCGCTCGGGCGGTTTCGACTATTCGCAAATTTTTCGAAAGATGTCTATTGTAAGATTTGCAGCGGCTCTTTTTTTATCCGAAACGTAGCCGCGGCGCTTGCTTTTCAAGGCTTTTTCTGCCTGCTTAATATTTCCAATTCCCCAGTTTCCGGCTTTTTCAAGTTTTTCCCATTCTTCCGGCGAAACCTTTATAGCTTTAAGCGTTTTCGGGTTAATGCTAAAGCAGTTACTGTCTTCTGGGTGCAAAAGCTGACACAGTGGAATATATTCATGTGTTCCCATGTTATCGCCGATATTCCAGACAAAAAATCCTTTCGGAATTTTTGTGACAATCTCAAAAACATCTGTTTTACCAATTGATGTAGTGGTATAAATTTTATTGTTTTCAATTCTTAAATTTTCCATAGAATCCCTTTCTGGTCTGCCATCATCAGAGCCGGGAGACCATCCCGCGGCTTACGGTCATTTCTGACCGTTTCGGCTTTTTTATCTATGTTCGATATAAAAACGCTTTCTTGTCCTCCTGGAATAATATTTTTGTTTTCCTGTTGGTATTATAATATCACTTTTTTTAGTTATAGTCAATATGAAATATCACTTTTTTAAGAAATATTTTTCTTGACTTTTCCAACGTGTAAATATATGATCTATTTATAAAGGCAATTAGGAAAGGAGAGGATTGCAATGCTAAAATATAGGTTTGACGTTGGGGATGCTTTGGAGCGTATCGGCTTTAACTCTTACAAGGCAAAAACTAGCGGTTTGTTAAGCCAAGACACGTTAAAAAAGATTAAGAATGAGGATACAAACATAAACGCCAAAAGTATAAACAATCTTTGCTTGCTTTTGGATATGCAGCCGAAAGACCTATTTATCTATGTAGAGAGCCCGGAAGATTTGGAGCTAAAAAAGAAATTACAATAATTTTTAAAATATCACTTGCAAAAGTGACAAAAGTATGCTATTATAATATTGTCGAAAGGCAATAGGCGAAAGCCAGAAAGGGGAATCATGGGCGAAATGAACATGCAGGAAAACGCAAGGCTTGTACTGGGGCTTAGATCAGCAGGATGGAGTGAGAAAAAGATAAACGATTTTTTGCTTTACATCGAGACCGGAGATGAGAAATATAAGCCAACACCGGACAAGAAGTAAAATAACAAAGGGCGGCGCAAAAGCCGCCCAGTAACCAATAAAAAAGATAAAAAAAGGAGAATGAACTATGACGGACGTAGAAATCTTAATGAAAGACGGATGCACAAAAAGAGAAGCAGAAAAGCACTTGAATGCCGGATCAACGATTTTCACAGACTTTGAAGAGAATTTCACGCAATATATGGATGAATGGGGAGTTGATGAGGAAGAACGGGAAGAATACAAGCAGATGATAGAAGGAAAGAAGATTCTCCCTGATTGGGGAATAGTAAAAGATGCTGGGAAAGTTTACTATATCGCATACTGCTTATAAAAGATAGAGAAAGAGAGGTTTTTTACCTCTCTTTTTTTGATGTATTCAAACACTCACACTTTAAAGCTGTAAATTTTGTATACAGAATGGATACGAAATGGAAACGTAGATAAGATTAGTATATTCTTTTAAATACATTGTATTTTTAATCAAGGAGTAAATAATATATAATATATATCAACAGTAAAAAAATCATAAACTATATATTGTAACACGCGCGGATATAATCTATATATGCGACATATCCAGTAGTTTAAATTTATACTTGACAAAGGACATCCACAAATGATATTGTTATCGTAAATTAAAAAGCATCCGGGCAACAGAGAGCGCACAGGACCCGGAGGATGGAAACGGAAGTCATGCAGCCGGTACAGTTAAGATCTTGATGATCTTGATTGTATCGGTTTATTTTTTTACGATCCAGAAAGGAGGTATATATATGCCAGATGCACAGAGAACAGAAAGAGTAGATATAGACGAGATATACAAAGATGACATCGATAAATATATCCACCTCTGGATGGACGATAGAAATATAACAGATATGTGCAAGGTATCACAGAATAGATGGTATAACTGTTGTCAGTATGTATATGACAATGTTTTTAAGATCAACCCTGTATACCTTAAAGATGACAACCATATTAGCAATCAATATGATATTGACAAGGTCAATAAAGTCTTAGATATATATATAAGGCTTTGCAATGATTACGAGAAAGTAATAAATATAGTTGGGTTTACTTTTTTTACTGGCATACATAGAGATACACTTAACGGCTGGGTAAATGGCGAAAGGCTAGGCTCCACGGCTTCCGACATTTGCAAAAAGATTGACCAAATGAGGGAAGAAAGCCTTGTAGGATTGCAGATCTCCGGAAAAAACAATCCCATGTGCTACATGCCGTCGCTCAACAAGTACTGCGGTTTTAATATGCCGGGCGTAAGAGACCAGGGATCCAGAGCAAGAGCGTTGACAGCTTCGGAGCTCCCCAAACTGGGAGGCGGGAATTGTGCGAGATTGCCGGACAACTTTGACAATTCAAGCCCAGATAATGGTGAAATCGTGATAGACAATTCAAACAATTTAAACCCCAGTATTTAAGCGCCTTACGCCGCATGATTTCGTTTAAACAGTTTAAGAAACTTAGGTTTAACGAATAGTTAGAACGCAAACAGAGAATTGCACGAACAATTAGAATAATTTAAAGAAAAGGCAAACGCCGGAAGAAGCAGCCAGCAGGAGGGGGAGGGGGTTGCAAAAGCCCAGAAGGAGCTGCCTACTAAGTCACTCAAATATCCCCAAAAACAAAAAGGCCTGTCTATCGTGGAGGGACTATATAAGACCACTTAAAATCACGGCACCAATAGAATCGGATTCTGAAATTAGCTTCCGGGATATGGTCAATAGGAAAATAGAATGATTGACCGAAGTACATTCGGAAGTTGTAGGCATAAAGTACGGGGTACAAAAGATCGCGGATATAACACATGGTATAGTGCGATAATACTTTATCGATAATCACATCAAAGACAATCAAATCAAATTCACATCAGATAAATTTCAAAAATTACACTCGATAATAAAATTCAAAAAGATTCCAAAAGGCAGCAAATAAAATGTTAGAAATGTGTTTTAATTGCGATTATTGTGAAGAGCAGAATGGAGATTACTTTTGCACAAACAATGAGAGCGAATATGTCGGAGATTATGTAGAAAAAGAGTTTTCTTGTCCGGACTGGGACGGATCGGAGGAAGATGAATGAGGGTTGTGTCACAGAAAAAAGATGCTTCATATGATTTTGACCGGACCGAATTTAGAACAAGCTATGAATGCATAAGCGCTACTTTTGATGGAAGAACTTTTGTCATTGGGAAATATGCTACACCAGAACGAGCAGCAGAAGTATTTATGGACATGCATAAAGCATATGCGCCTGTACAGGTAGTTTGCACAAATATGGACGAGAAACAAGTTTCTGCATTAGTTGCAGCATCACAAAATGCACCGATTAGATGCGTCAAGATGGATGATCCAAGGATGGCAGTAACAGTATTTGATAACCTTGTTTACTATATGCCGGAGAAATAGATTGTTTGCATTGCTCGTTTGCCAAATGGTAAGGCACTGGGTTTTGATCCCAGCATTTATCGGTTCGAGTCCGGTACGGGCAGTTTTGAAAATGGAGGTAAATCATGTTGATTTTAAAAACAGTCATAACAACATTTGATGCCCTTGCGATTTTGACGTTTTTCTTGCTTGGAAGAGATGGCAGCAACGAAAAGGACGCTGTGGCAGTCTGGGGATCACTTATTGCATTGTTTCTTATCAATATATTTGCAATGTGGAGATGATGATATGGTTTTGTATGACCCGATATTTGGTATTCGCTTCCTGCCGGAAATTTTAACTACGGTCGGAAGAATACATATAAGCAGAAAAAAACATACGGGAGAAACCGACGTTCTGGATCTTGACAGTGACGCTGAGCACCAGTCTGAGAAGTCGGAGCATCCAGTATAGCTTAAGTCCACTGGCATTCGGTTTTTGCAAGAAAAAACTCGGCGTAAGCAATTATTCGGTGTTAGTGGACGTCGGCAAAATAAAAAGATCAAAAATACTATCATAAACGGCGCGCTATGCGCGCTGTGACGGAACGTAGTTCAGAGGAAAGAACAATCTTTTTATTCTTCCATGCTCTAGTGAATTGATAGCCGCAGGTTCAAGTCCTGCCGTTCCGATTGAGAAATAGGTTTAAAGCTTATCTCGGAATACGAAAAGTTCGTATTTCTCCTTTCGCTACTAGGAAGTTTCTGTTAAGGACGGTGCGAGACCGTCCGGTGGCGTTTGCCGCGGAGTGCGGCAAGGCGGAAGACCGCTTGGTGTTGGATAATGGTTGTCCCGTAATTTGCTGACGAGCAATACAGGCGGATTCCTATTGATAGTTCGGGTGCCTATCCCACGGTGCCTGAGCTGTCAAAAATACAATTAGGCTGTGGCGGAAAAAGGTAGACGCTTAAGCATAAGACAACCACGCTTTGGTTAGGAACAAGTCATTGAATTAACAAGGCAATGAAGGAACCTGTTAAGGGTGTTACCCGTTGTGGAAAGTCGTTGTTATGTGAGGTGCAAATCCTCACCAGCCTATTTCCCGTGATATCGCACAGGATAGTGCAACGCATGGCACGAAAAATATGATTGCTAACCGTCTGATGGCGGTTCTCGTGGATGGCAAGAAAGGTATTTGCCGGAGTAAGACGCTTCGTGAAACTGATAGTCGAAAGGTTTCAAGTGCAAGGTTCAAGTCCTTGCTCCACGATGGTGCCGAGCTGATTTGATACTGTATGCGTAGCGCGCGGTCGCGTACAGAGATATGGAGTGAGGTGTCCGCGCATTTTGGGGAAGCGGCAACGATTGGAGGTGTTGCGGCTGACTGTAAATCAGTTCCCAAGTGGTAAACAATAGAGGTTCGATTCCTCTCTTCCCTATTTCACTCAACTCCCTAAAAACACTGTTTGGCAGGTGCGTGGTAGACAGTTGTAATGGATGGGTTGTTTAAGAAATCGCACCATCAAGATGCAGTGTTCCCATAATGGAATTGGAGCCGGTTGCTATCCGGTCGGGCGTTTATTCGCCTTGTAGGTTCGAGTCCTACACACTGCGCTAACTTACGACAGGGATGAACCTTGCCGTAAGCGGTAGAAAGTCCGTGTGAAATTGTACAAAGTGGTGGCAAAAGCAATTTCGGATATAGCAGTTCCACCACACTGCTATATTTGCCGTATGTCCGGGTGGTGAGGGGGGGCGGTCTTGAAAACCGTTGGCTGTAAAAGGCTTGCAGGTTCAAATCCTGTGTACGGCGTTTGATTGAAAAAAAATCGAGCGTTAATGTGTGACGGAAAATGAACCGGAAATGATAGAAGTAACAACTTTGGAAGATTGTGAACCTAGGTTTATGAGGAAGTGATTGAAATGTGTGAATTTTGCAAGGATTACGATAACGGCAGAATATTCGGCGCTAATATTCCCATTCAGAAGTGTGCAAATGAAACGAATTTGACAAATGCACAGATTATGATGAATGAAGGGGACGAAGTCCCAGGAATTGTGATTTATTCAAACTACTGTATGGCGAAAGGATACTTTGATATTGCATTTTGCCCGATGTGCGGCAGAAAGTTGGTGTAAGATGATTAAAGAAGCGTTGCTTGCCTGTTCAAATAAGGGAACTATAACGCTATCACTTGATGGAAAAATGGTAAAGGGAGTAGTAGGCATTGATAACATATCAGGTATCTACTCAAAAGACACAGCAAAGGAAATTACAATAAGAGTAATTGCGAACGAAGTTAAAGTTAAACTGCCAAATGGAGAAATAAAGGATATATCAGAAATGTAGAAAGCTGGTGTAGAGGTGGATCTTGCAGAAGCAAAAGAAAAGTTTTATCCAGAATACAAATACGCACTTGTTAGTGTCAAAAGCAACAAACCGCATTCACTTTATGTTGATAGAAAAACAGCCGAAGAAGAAAGATGTGATTTATGGAAATGTTATGGTTCTGTGTTAATTGTTATTGATTTGTCAGAGGTGTAAGAATGAAACATCAAAAAGAATGGCGCACTTGCGACAGGTGCGGAAAAGAAATAAAAGTAGGACTATTGGCTACAAACTCAATTACGAGAAATGGCATATTGAATACAACCTACGATTTATGCAATGAGTGCATGGAAGATTTTAAGGAGTTTATGAGAAATGAGTAATGTAAAAGATTGTTCAACTTGCAAATATTGTGATGAGGATTTTATTTTTGACGAAGAGACAGGGGAAGAATATCCGTTTTATAAATGCCAAAAAGGGAATGACACATCACTTGACTATGAGTGCAAAGATTTTGAAAGGTTTATGAAAAATGATTGTAAATATCAATAACAGCACATACGAGATGAACAGCAAACAGTATAAAGCAGTCCTTGATACGGCGAGCAAAGCTGTTACCTGCGGCATATACGCTGTGGAAAAGAACAAGGTAGCAATCATGCTTCGAGAGGAATATAAAAGCAAGGAAGAACTGAAACAGGCAGTTGGTAATTATACGGCGAAAGGGTTTAAGGTGCATTGGAAATGAAAAAAACACGTTCAAAAATTATAATCAAAACTAGAAAAGGCGGTTACACAAAGATTTATGCTAACGGAAAATGGCAAAAGGGAGTGTATAATATTGATTTCCATGCTGACTGCACGCCATTGAGATATCCGTACATAAAAGTTTCATGCGAATTTGACAAAAATAAGACTGATAAAAACGGTTCGGTTATTTACGACCCGGAAAAAGAAGAAATTGCAAAAGAACACGTAGTTGCAAGAATTTAGAAGGAGATTTTATGAAGAAGCTATTTGTAAGCGTGCCAATGAAACGGATTTAACAGATGCGCAGATTATGAAGAATACCGGCGATAAAGTGCCAGGTATCATAATTTATAAAGGATGTAAGGCAGCAGGCTACTTTGATATTGTATTTTGTCCGATGTGCGGCAGAAAGTTGGCGGAAGAATGACGTGTTATGATTGTGCTTACCTTGGATTTGATAGAAACGAAGTTGTAGGGATGGCTGAAATGTGCAACCATCCGGGAAAATGGATTCCTGGTGCTGGATTTGCTGACAGTGAACATGAATGTGAATTTTTCAAAAAGAAATCTGGAGTTTCTAAATGGGATTCATATTCCGAAGATGAAAAAGAAAAGGCCAGGGAATATTTCCAAGAATACTATGTTCAAAATCCTGTTGGCGATTTAACATGCGAACAGGCTTGGGCACAGTTCGTTGAATATTTAAAAACTACTGATTCAAATGCATGATTTGATAGGAGTATTGAAGAATGAGCATGGCAGAAGTAATTGAATCAATAGAGCGTGAAGCACTTAGAGAAGCACAATCGCGCGAAATAGGCGGTAGAAACGGCGAGCCTATAGATTGTTCCAATTTAGAAGATGAACTTGTTATTGTGGCAAATAACGAGGCAGACAGGCAAAAACTTTATGAATGTTTTTATAAACAAGAGCCTATCGAACCTAATAATAAAAAATGCAACCTGACCTTTTGCCGATATAACACAGACAGAGAATGCACTAATGACGAAAAGAGAAAAGAATGTGTCGAAGTGGCTGAAAAGGTTTTATGCGTAGATAAGGAGAAATTTATGGATGAAATAAGAGAAGCTGACGAGAAGCAAGCAGGAAGGTGTTGTGTGAGAATGGAAATGATTATTGATTTTATAAAATCGTGGTTTTACTATCCGAAGATGAAAAAGTATTTGAAAGACAGATGTTGCATTTACTATTCGCAATCAAGGCTTAATTATGCGTTGTGGCATTGTAAATTCTCAAAGAAAATAGAAAAAGCAAAACAAAATATCGACAACAACGATATTTCAGAGTGGACTTGTCAATATCAGCAAGAACCAATAATAAGAAAATAAAATAATATTACCGGCTAACAAATGGAGTTAGTCGCTACCCTAAAACAGTTATAGGCAGAGGTCAAGGCACTTCTGCTTTTGCGGAGGTGCTTTTCTTTTGGCAAGTTCAAGCCTAATTTCCACAGTAAATGGATATGAAAATTACATACAGGTGCATGGCGTTGATGAACAGGTAATAGATGCCATGGAAGAAGCGGCAAGGGTAGCCATTCTGACGGAAAAGGATGTTGAGTATGGATTAAAGGTTTCTGCCAGAGCGAAAGAACTGACGGAGCAGTTTATATTTCAATCTACAGGTGGCACACCATGGGATTTAGAGAAATATTCATTCCAAAACAAGGTATCTTATGAAATTCTGGACAAATACTACGGAATTTTGCTTTTAGAAGCGCAAAACAAAGTTGTGGATAGTGCTTTCCAGTATTTGGAGAAGAAGAGAGAGCCTAAAGAGCGGTTTTACATGCCAAGAAAAAAGAAATTCTTAAAAATCGGACTCATAGATGCGCTGCAAGGCATGATTGATGATAGATATGACATCCTGTGCGTATCACTTGTCCCGGGTGCAGGAAAAACAACGGTTGAAAAAATGTTTCACGCTCTTGTTGCCGGATGGTTTCCGAGAGATTTCAGCCTCTTTTATTCACACAGCGGTGATATTACCAGAATGTACTATGACGGTGTGTACGATATCGTTACAAATACGGAAGAATATACATGGAATGAAATTTTCCCGGATCTTTCAGTGACAAGCACAAATGCAAAGATGGAGCAGTTTAATGTCGGGAAGTACAAATCGTTTCAATCCGTACAATGTACGTCTGTTGGTAGTAAGAATGCCGGTAAGGTTCGTGCGTCTAAGTTTCTTCTGGTAGATGATATGATTGGCGGCATTGAAGAAGCTATGAATCCGGCAATACTTGATAAATTGTGGGATAAATACGCTGTAGATGCCCGCCAGAGAAAGATACAGGACACCGACGGTAAGAACTGCAAGGAAATACATATAGCCACCAGATGGAGCGTACACGACGTTATAGGGCGCATACAGAATATGTATGAGGGAAACCCGCGGGTAAAGGTAATAGCTGTGCCGGATGTAGATCCAAAAACCGGAGAGAGCAATTTTGATTATGAATTTTCTGGGTTTACGAAAGAATTTTTTGAGGATCAGCAATTGTTGATGGATGATATTTCGTATCGTTGCCTTTACAAGCAGGAACCAATCGAACGTGAAGGGCTTTTATTCCCGGAAGATAAAATTCGCCGTTATCTTAATTTGCCGCACGGAGAGCCGGAGATTGTTACGGGACAATGCGATACAAAGGGAAAAGGAACAGACTATTTTGTATTGCCGGTATTACAGAAATACGGAGAAGATTACTATTGCATTGATTGTGTTTGTGACAATACGGCTGATTATGAGATGCAATATGAGAATGCAGCAAATGTGTTGGCAAACAACAAAGTGCAGGAATGTGAATTTGAGAGAAACGCCGGCGGAGACCGTGTCGCAATGGAAGTAAACAAGCGTGTCGAAAAAAAAGGATGGATATGTAACATTACTGACACACCGACGGAGACAAACAAGGAAGCAAGGATTTTCCAGTGTTCAAACTGGATATTGCAGCACGTTATATTTAAAGACCCGTCATTATATAAGCCAAATGAGCCATATGGAGTAATGATGTCTCTTATCAAGAGATATTCAGTGTCCGGTAAAAAGCAGTTGGATGATGTGCCGGATGTATTTTCAAACTTTGCGCTTAGAGTGACAAATGGAAATAATGTAGCCAAAGTAGAAGCAGCAGTAAATCCGTTTAGGAGGTATTGATATGACAACAAAGGACTATCTAAACCAGATAAGCAGGCTTAACCGGATGATAAATAATAAGCTAATAGAGCTTGCACAACTTAAAGAGCTAGCATGCAGCATATCGTCAATTACAAATGAAGAAAGAGTAATGACAACACCAAATTTTGACAGGATAGGCGCGAAGCAGGCAAAGATTGATGAAATGGAAAGGAAGATCGATGCACTGGTTGATGATTATATCATTAAAAGAGATCAGATTGTCAGTCAGATAGACAGCATGGAAGATGAGAATGTCTATAATGTGTTGTTTTCAAAGTACATAGAAAAAAAGACATTTGAGGTTATTGCAACCGAAATGAATTACTCTTGGAGACAAACAATAAGGCTTCATGGAATTGCATTAAAAAAATTTGAGCAAAAATATGGAGCAACTTATTTGTAAAATGTCATAGAATGTCATATTGAAAAAATGATATAGTTATAATCGAAGAAAACAACAAAAGTTGAATACTTCACCTCCCCCAATTTAGAAAAGCATCGTAGAGAAATCTCCGGTGCTTTTTCTTTTGAAAAGAAAAGAGGATTTTATGGGATATAAACCAAAAACAATATATTGCCCGCGGTGTGGAAGAAAAGTCGCCACGTACGATGGGCGTTCAACAATGAACATTTCTGTGGAATGTAGGAAATGCCACAAGAAAGTTGTTTTTTATCCGGAGAATGGGAAGACGGAATTAAAATCTCTTCCAATCCGGTCAACATCCAGTGGGATGACGTTTATTTAGGAGCTAATTATGAATAATAAATCTCTCCAAGATCTTGTTAAAGGCTGTTATGGGCGAAAAATTTTATATACTGATGTTGAAACCATCACAGCAGAAAATATTGTCAAGGTGGTTGGAGACTGCATCGGAAATTATTATTACAACAAAACCATCATAGAATACCTATGGCGGTATTACAAAGGAGATCAGCCGATTTTATACCGATTAAAGGTACAAAATGCTGATATTACAAACAAAATAGTAGAAAATCATGCGTATGAGATTGTTCAGTTCAAAGTAGGTCAGACATACGGTGAACCAATCCAGTTTATTAGTCGAAAAGATGACGATGTGATCAATAAGGCAGTGGATGAGCTGAATGACTATCTTGTAGACGCAAATAAGCAGGAAAAGGACATTAAAGCTGGTGAATGGCAGTCAGCAACCGGAACATCTTTCAAGGCGGTGAGATTTGCAAATGGAGATATACCATTTCAGATTGTTGCCCCTACTCCGATGAATACTTGTGTTATTTATAATCGGAGCACGGAAGAACCGGTTCTTGCAGTACAAGAACTTAAGGACGAGGATGGAAGATGGTACAAACTGTGCTATACAGACAGTCATTCGTGCAAAATTCAAAATGGAGTAGCTTCTGAATGGAAATTGCATGCGTTTGGAAGCATTCCTATTGTTGAGTTCCCAAACAATCACGAAAGAATATCAGACATTGAGCTTGTCATAGGTCTTCTGGATGCCATCAACAACATGCAGTCAAACAGAATGGATGGAATTGAGCAGTTTGTTCAGTATTGGGTAAAATTTGTAAACTGTGAGATTGACCAAAAAACGTTTGAAGAGATGAAAATGAGCCATGCTTTGACTGTAAAGTCTAACAATAAGGATAACAAAGCCGATGTTGAAATCATGACGCAGGAACTTAACCAGAGTCAGTGTCAGGTGGCAAAGGATGATTTGATTGATAATTTACAAGCAATACTAGCAATACCAAACAGAGAGTCTCAAAACTCTGGAGGAGATACACAGGGTGCCGTATCCTTAAGAGCTGGGTGGGATTTCTCAAAGACTAGGGCAAAACAAAAAGACCCTATTATCAAGTCAGCAGAGAAAAGACTGGCAATAATAATATTAAATATTTTAAGGGTAACTGGAAATGACTTGAAAATATCCCCAAGAGACTTTGATGTTCAAATTAACCATAGCCCATTAGATAACCTTTACACAAAAACACAGGCGCTTGCACAAATGCTGCAATCTGGAATAAATCCAAGAATAGCAGTTGAAACTTGTGGATTATGGGGAGATGCCGAAAAGGTATCTTTACAATCACAGCCATATTTTGATGCTTTATATAAAACAATAGATATGGTAAATGAAGAAAAGAAAAATATAAAAAATCAAGAGCCGACAGTTTAGTTTTTGTTTGCTCTTGATTTCACATAATCATTTAAAATGCTTACCATAAGGTTATTAAGAGAACGCATATCTTCTTTTGCAATAAGTTCAAGAGAGGATTTGAGTTCCTTCTCCATAACAATGGTAGTTTTAACCTTATTTTTAGAAATTTGTCCTTGAGACATATTATCACCTCACTTTTATACATTATAAATTGCTGCAAGATAATTGTCAAGTTGCTTGCAAGTTGCTAGTGACTATGATATAATAAAAACAAAGGAGATGATAATATGCCAGATAAAATAAAAGGGAAGAATTATACTCATGGATTAACAGGTACAAGAGTATATAAAACTTGGGAAAGCATGAAAGCAAGGTGTTATAACAAAAATGATAACAAATATGAAAAGTATGGAGGAAGAGGTATTAAAGTATGCGATGAATGGCTAGGGAAAAATGGTGTAAAGAGTTTTGCTGAATGGGCATATGCCAATGGATTTGACGAAAATAAACACCAAAAAGAACAGAGCATTGACAGAATAAATGTTGATGGCGACTATGAACCAAATAATTGTAGATTTGTAAACGCAAAGGTTCAAGCAAATAATAAAACAAATACAGTTTTTCTTGAATATCAAGGGAAAAGAAAAAGTTTACAAGAATGGTCGGATGAATTAGGAATTGCAGAATCGACTATTCGATGGAGAATAAGCAAAGGGTATTCAGCAGAAAAAGCGTTGACTACCAAAGTTAGAAAAACATTAAATACAGGGAAAAAGTATTTAACATACAAAGGAGATACAAAGACAATTTCAGAATGGGCAAGATATTTAAAAATTGACCCTAAAATATTATATTCAAGATTGGGAAGAGGGTGGACAATAGAAAAAACAATAGAAACACCCGTAGGTGCTGATAAGTGGCACAAAACAAAATAATAACTATTGAAAATAAGACAGCTACCGAGTAATCGGCGGCTGTTTTTATTTTATAAAAATTCGCAAAGTTGTGAGCGTAAAAAACAACAGTGTCATTCGGTGTCGTTGCACCGCAAAAATTCGTAAAGACATATCGGAGGTAATCAATGAAAAGAGAAGAGTTAATTGCAATGGGTATCAGTGAGGAAAATGTTGAAAAAATCATTGCTGATTACGGCAGTGCCGTACAGAGAGAACAGGCAAAAGCAGCAGAGCTTAAGGCAAAGGCAGACAGCGCAGATGAGTTGCAGAAAAAGCTGGATGAAATGGAAGCAGGAAACCTCACGGAACTTGAAAAAGCAAACAAGGCGTTAGAGACAGCAAATCAGCAGATTGCAGATATGCAAAAGAAAAACGCCATCAGAGACCAGCGAGAAGCATTGATGGAAAAGTTAAAAATCAATGCAGAACAGGCAAAAACGGTCGTCAAAGATGATGGAAGCCTTGATTATGACGCTCTTGGAAAGATTACATCCGAAAAGGAAACCGCAGCAGCGCAGGCAAAGGAACAGGAGATTGCAAATAATTCTGCAAATCCGGGCGGCGGTACTGCAGGTGGAGAGAATAAAAAAACGGCAGATGTTGAAAATGCCGAAAGTATCAGCTTTGGCGAACCGGCAAAAAATGCAGAAGCCAAAGACCATTATGTTTTATAGGAGGTAAATTATGGGAAAACCGATTGAAAGAGACTTTACACAGAGTAAAGGAATTTTAAAATTCTTTCCTTATGAGGGTGCGGCGTGCATCGTTCCGCAGACAATGGTAACAAGTGCAGATGCTAACGGAAAGAAAATTGCAAAGGCAGGAACACCATTTCCTAGCAATGATGCATCTTGCAAAGGATATCTTCTGGAAGATGTTGACGTAACAATGGGAGATGCGCCGGGAACTTATGTATATCAGGGTTCTATTGACAGCGCAAAGGTAACAGCGAACGGAGTGACCGTGGAAGAAACTGCAAAAGCAGCAACACCGCGTGTCACTTTTTTTGATTAAGAAATGGAGGTATTAGAGAATGGCATTACCATTAGCAGAAGCATTTACCGCAAGAAGCCTTGGGGTTATGTGGAATAATTATGAAAAAACGCTTGGTTCTGCGCCTTACTTAGGTAGACAGAAATTTGGAACCAGAAAACAGGACAGCCTTGAGCTTAGATTTATCAAAGGGAAAAACGGTCTTCCAGTATCCTTAAAGGCATCCAATTTTGATGCGCAGGCAGAGTTAAGAGACGTTGGTGGATTTTCGGACATTCAGAACGAGATGCCTTTCTACCGTGAATCTTACATGGTAACAGAGCGTGAAGAGCAGGAGTATGCAAATTACCAGTCGGCAGAAAATTCCAACATGGCAAACCAGGTGCTTAGAGAAATCAGCAAAAAACCGATGATGCTTATTGAGGGGGCAAGAGTGGTGCCGGAACGCCAGATTTGGCAGTTATTAGCACCATCTGATGGTATTCCAAGAGTACAGGTAACAATTGGCGGAAAGAGCTACTATGTGGATTATACTTCGGACAATGGAGTGGCGCACAAGAGAGATCATTACAAGGATATATCCGGAAGCGATACCGATAAATGGTCTGCATCCGAAACAGCAACGCCACTTGATGACCTTATCGAGATTAAACGTGAGTTTGCAAAGAAAACCGGATATTCCCTTGCACGCTTTAGCATGAATACAGAAACATGGGAAATGGTCCTTAAAGCGGAAGATACAAAGAAACAGGTGCTTGGAATTACTGCTTACAATGGCGGCATTCGCTTACAGCAGGGGCAGGTTACAGAGTATCTTAGAGGATACGGCATCGAGATTGAAGTTTACGACAAACTTTACATCGACCCTGCAGACGGTGCCACCAAATATTTTATTCCTACAGGAGTTATTTCAGCGCAGGCATCCGGCGTGTACCTTGGAGATTATGTCTTTGGAAAGACACCGGAAGAGAGAAGCGGAAGTTTGACAGACGGAAACCTTTCTATTGTAGAAACAGGTATTTCGGTATATACATACGCAACAAATCATCCGATCAACACTCATTGCGTTGTGTCAATGATCGGATTGCCTACTTTTGAGGGAATGGACAGCGTTGTTGTCATGAAAGTTGCGTAGGAGGTGCGGTATGATTGCTGAATACACGGTAAAACGCAATGGAAGATGGTATAAAGCAGGAGATGAAATCCCGGACATTGTTCCGGGAGAGAAATCTTCCGGCGGGTACACCAAGACAGAGATTAACAGAATGAGCACTGCTGATTTACAGGCACTTGCCGCTGAACATGGGATAGAGGGTGCAGAAGAAATCAGTGGAGCGGAACTGAAACGCATTTTGATCGAGCAGTTCGGATTATAGGTGGGGAAGAATGAGCGAATACACAACATTAGAGCAGGTCAAAATCAGACTGAAACAATTTCATATTGAAACCGTTACGGATGAAGATGGTGTTATTTCTGATGTTGTCGTGTTCGACCAGAAAGAAGATAATCCTTACATTGAACAGCTTATCAAACAGGCAAGAAATGAAGTGGTAAGCAAGCGGAATTACCCGGAAAGCTACACGGATGAAAAAATATCCGAAGACTTGAAACAGTTTGAGGATGTAATCGTCAATTTATCCGTGTACGACCATTCACAGGCAGGAGAAGCCTATATGGCAAGTTATTCAGAAAACGGCGTAAGCCGTAGCTGGAAAGACAGGGAAAGCTTATTTGTTGGAGTATTTCCGTTTGTAAAAGCAATTTAACATCGCCTATAGGGCATTAATAAAAGAAGATTGTGCGTTACGTTTTGCCGATGTTGGAAAAACGTAGCAGGCGGCACACATTGAGCGGTGGTGGGCGGTGTGCCAATTACAAAGAAAGGCGGTATATGATTTGACGATTGAAATATCAACAGCAATCATTATAAGCGTGTTATCACTCGGTTTTTCCGTCTATATGGGATTAAAGAATAACAAGCGAACAGACACAAAGGATGTTGAGGAACGCGTGAAAGAAAATACACGCATCAATATGAAACTGGATGCCATCTCAAACAACACGACGGATATTAAGAATGAAGTCTCGGAGATGAGAAAAGAAATCAACTCACATGACAACCGGATTATTAAAGTTGAGGAAAGTGTGAAATCGGCTCATCACAGAATTGACGGAATAGAAACCCGTCTTAATGATGACAAGGAGGTTTAATCATGGATATTATACAGGCGGTAATTGCTAACATGACAATTATTCTGGCCATTATTGGTGCTCTGGCATTTGTTGTGTCTGTGGTAACACAGGTAATCAAAGGTGTAGGCGTATTTTCTAAGGTTCCGACGGACATCTTGGTATTTGCCCTTTCCATCGGTATCACGGTCGCTGCGTTTGTGGCATACATGCAGTACATACAGACAACAATTTTATGGTATATGATCTTGGCGGCTATTATTGCAGGATTTATTGTTGCGTTTGTCGCGATGTATGGATGGGAAAAGCTTTCTGAGCTGTGGAAGCGGTTCGGCAAGGATGTGAAGTGAAATGCTTGAGATCAATAAGCAAAAAATGAGTTATTCGCTACAGAGCGGAAAGGTTCCGGTGTATGTGACGGACGAGGATGGAAACATCGAATATTCTTCATATACTGATTCAGATGGAAATGTAATTTATTACCTCGATGAAGATGGAAACAAAATACCGAAAACAACCGGAGAGTATACCACAGGTTATGAGAAGCCTGTGGTTTTTTATTCTTCAATCAGCAATAAGTTGAGTGAAGCACTTATAAAAGAGTTTGGCGTTGACAATTCAACAAACTTTGTTCAGATTGTCGAGGACAAAGGGAAACTTCCATTGAGCGTCGGCTCTTTGGTATGGAAAAGGTCAGATGTAAGGTACAAAGATGAAGAGAATACAATCGTTGACGAAAATTCGGCTGATTACATCGTAAAAGGTGTTGCAGACGAGGGATTGACGGTTGATTTGTTCTTATTGCAAAAAAATGTGAAGTAGGTGCGGCATGGGGAAGAAAGTAATCACAATGAGCCTGTCTGAAAAGTCTATTCAGAACGCCGTACGAGAGCTTAGAGCCTATCAAAACAGCTTGACATATAAATGCCAGCTGTTGGCAGAAAAACTCGCGGAAAAGGGCGTAGAGATTGCCAGAGTGCAAATTGCTGACCTTGACGCAATATTTACATCGGAACTGATTTCAAGTGTTCACGCGGAATATAAAGGAAGCACTAAGGGCGGCGGGATATGGGCGGTAATAGCCGGTACAGACCATGCCGCATTTGTTGAGTTTGGAACCGGAATTGTGGGACAGCAAAGTCCTTATCCTGGGAAACTTCCGGAGGGTGTTTCGTGGCAGTACGCAAGTGGAAAAACTATCCATCAGATTTCAGATGGAAGATATGGATGGTTTTATCAGGACGACAATGGCGATTGGTGGTTTACAGAGGGAATGCCAAGCCGACCATTTATGTATCTGACCGCAAATGAGTTGCGGCAGATTGTAACACAGACAGCGAAGGAGGTGTTTGGATAATGGCAGGCAACCAGTGGGTATTTGACCTTGAAACAAACATTTTTTCCAATGTGGTAACGATTGCCAAACCAAAACTCCAGAAGAAATACAAAAGCATAAATTTTGACACTGCATTTACAACGGTTGAAAAGAACCTGGATAAAGACCCTGTTTTCCCGACCATTTACATTCACGAGATGCCTGGGCTTGAACGTGGGGCAGATTTAGAGGGCACATCCGTAAATGCGGTGCAGGAAACAATACAGGTTGACGTCATTACAAACACAAAGCAGAGCGATGCAAAAGGGATTATGGCTATTTTAGCTGATGCCTTTAAGCAGATGCGATTTCAAATTACAGCAATTCCGGAGTTTAAAAATGACAGTGAGAAAAAATTTAGAAGTGTTGCAAGGTTCCGTCGGATAATCGGAGCCAACGACAGGTTGATGTAAAAGAGCCGAAATGCTCTATTTTTTATGCACCGGGTGCAAAAAGATGTGCCCGATAACCGCATTATTTGGCGGTAGAAAGAGAGGCAAAAATGGCAGCAGCAGGATTGTCTACGTTAGGAATTACGTTTGGCTATGGCACAGAAGCGACAGCCGGAACAAAGCCTACATCGTTTAAACAACTCACAAGAATTAACTCGATTGGCGGTATTAACATTGAGCCAGAACAGATCGAAGCATCCGCTTTAGAGGATGTAATTACCAGATATGTAAAGGGGCGCGCAGATACAGGCGGTTCATTCCCTATCACGGTAAACCTTACAGACGCCACAAAAGAAGAGTGGGAAGCACTTATCACGGCGTACAAAGCGCTTACCGATGGGAAAAGAATGTGGTTTGAAACCATTATTCCTGGATTCGCAGATGCGTTTTTTGTGGTTGCGCAGCCACCGGAACAGATACCGCAGCCGGAGATTGGTCAGAATGAGCTTTTAACGGTTGAAATGAACCTTACCATTGAGGAATACAAGGAAATGGACACGGCCGTGGCGTTTACACCGGGGGAATAACACGTCAGTCGAATAGTTCGGTTGAATCGGCTGACGATAATCAGACAACCGAATCGGAACTTGAGGGAACAGTTTAAAAGAATAGGGCGGTCTTCGGACTGCCCTTTCCCTATAAAAAGGGAGAAAGGGAAAGAATATGACAAAATTAAAGCTTGGAGAGAAAGAGTTACAGATCAAATTCGGATATGAAGCAACCGTGAAAAGCGGAATTATCAAGAAAGTAGCAAAATTAGACCAGATGAAAAATATTGAAGCGGTTGACGAAATCCTTTTATTCATTCCGGAGTTAATCCTTGTAGGCGCGCAGAAGTTTCACAAAGAGGAGCTTGGATACAACTTGGAAACTGAAGAAGAAAAGGAACAGCAGCTTGGAAAAGTATATGCCATGCTGGATGACTACTTTGACGGAGAAGATGCAGATGTTCATGCACTTTACAATGCACTTTTAGCAGAGTTACTTGAAAACGGTTTTTTATCAAAACTGCTCAAAGCAGAGCAGAAAGAAGTGGAGAAGAAAACTACCAGGAAAAAGTAGAAGAACAGAGAGAGCTTACATGGGAAACGTATTGCACGGAAATCCGCCCGTTTTGGCTTTTAGTTACAAAGGGGTACGGATTTACTGTGCATGACATAGACACGTCTTGTCCGGCCGATTTAAAGCCATATGCAGACGTTTACAACTTAGAGAAAAAGCAAAAAGACAATGATATGTGGATGTGGTTTGGAACATATGGATTGTCTGCAGTATCGGTGGCAGTAGAACATTGTCTTGCGGGTAAAAAAGCTAAATCAAAGTATGTGGACAAGCCTATCACAGAGCATAGCTTGTTAAACGATTCTGAAATGACAGAAGAGGAAATTCAGAAACAAAGAGAATTATTTGTGGCAAAACTCAAAATTATGCAATCAAATTATGAGTTGAGCCACCCAAAGAAAGAAGAGGTGCCACATGAAAATTAAAGGTATTGATGTTTCCGGGTACAATGGAAATATTAACTGGTCAAAAGCAGCAGAAAACGGCGTTGAATTTGCCATTTTGAAAGTAATCCGAAAAGATTTGCAGCCGGACAAGTATTTTGAAGCAAACTGGACAGGATCAACAGAAGCTGGCGTTCCGGTGCAGGGCGTATATAATTACAGCTACGCAACCAACGCAGAAAAAGCGCAGACCGATGCGCAAAGAGTGATCGAAGTTCTTGCCGGAAGAAATGTGATGGTGTGGCTGGATGTAGAGGATAAGTGCCAGCAGAATATTGGCGATAAGATTGTCTCTATTATCAATGAATATCAGAAGATCATTGAAGCCGCAGGGTGCAAATTTGGTGTATACACAGGTCTGTCTTTTTACAACAGCTATATCAAGCCATATCTTGAGCATATTGATTGCCCGTTTTGGGTCGCAAAATACCCGTCCAGTACGCCTATGATGATTACGGCAGACGCACCAGAAGACAAGAAGCCTGATATTCTTCATGAACTTTACGGATGGCAGTACAGTTCAAAGGGATTTGTAGCCGGTGTTTCCGGATGCGTCGATCTGAATGAACTGTATGTAGCGGTAGACACGGTAAATGTAATGCCAGAGCCAGAGAACACGCTTCATAAGGTTGGAGAGGAAATCACGGTTTCTTCTTACTACAAATCTTCCACGGCTGGTATTGGAGATGCGATCATCAAGTATGCTTCCGGAACGATTACACGAATCAAGGCGGGTACGCATAATCCATATTGCTTTTCAAAAAATGGAGTTGCAGTAGGTTGGTGCAACGATGGAGATATTCGATCAACGGATGCTTCTGTGCAGTCTACAGATAAAAAGACAACGTATACGGTACGACGCGGCGATACACTTTCAAAGATCGCAAAAGAAAACAATGTAACGGTTGCAAAATTGCAGAAAGACAACGGGATCAAGAACCCAAACAAAATTTATGTAGGGCAGAAAATTTTGATTCAGTAAAAAATCAAGGACGGTAAGGTGTCACAGCCTACCGTCTTTTTATTATGCGTAGAAAGTTGGTGCGGTCATGGCAGATATTGATGAATTACAGATAAAAATTAAGGCTGATTCTGCAAAAGCGAGCGATTCCATTGATAAACTTGCATCAAGTTTGGATAGTCTTGGAAAAAGTCTATCATTTGATACCAGTAAACTTTCAAACATAGCATCTGGAATTAGAAGCATGTCTGACGCGGCAACAGGGTTTAAGGGTGCAAAATCAAAAGAGATTACATCACTTGCCACCGCATTAAGCAAATTCTCAAATGTAGACACATCATCTTTCTATGGTATATCTGCGGCAATGAAAAATCTTGCGGCAGGAATGAAAGATACAAAAACGATTGATGCAAGTGGAATTATGAATACGGCGGCGGCACTGTCTAAAATGGGCGGAACGTTGGCTACTGTAGGAACAAGCAATCTAGTTAAAATTAAGGATGACCTTGCTTACTTTGTCAAAGGAATGAACAGCGTAGGGGCACTTAACTTTGATACAACAGGTTTGACCAATCTGATAGGAAGTATCAGCAGACTTGGTGGTAAAATTTCTACACAGGCGACAGCCAATTTGCCGCAAATATCAGCGCAACTACAGAATTTTGTGCGCCAGATGAATAAAATCGGCGAACTGAAATTTGATATGACAAACATGAGTAGTCTTGTGACGTCTATATCAAGGTTAGGAAGCGTTGCGAGCGGCAGGGCAGTAAACAACATACCTTTGCTTGCAGATAATCTTAAATACCTGTTTGAGACTATTTCAAAAGCGCCTAACGTAAGCGCAAACATCATCCGGATGACAGAAGCACTTGCAAATTTGGCAAAAACAGGCGCATCATCCGGTAGAGCAGCAACATCTCTCGGAAAAAGTTTGAACATTTTTAGTGGATCTGCGAACAAGGCGAAGAGTAGCAGCTTTAGTCTTGCGTCAGCATTTGGAAAACTATATGCATCATACTGGCTGTTATTCCGTGCTTTTTCAAAGATTAAGGATGCAATCGACATTTCATCTTCTTTGACAGAGGTTGAGAACGTTGTACGTACCACATTCGGCAATTATGAGAAGCTGATACAGGACTTTTCAAAAACATCCATACAGGATTTTGGCATGTCAGAGTTGACCGCTAAACAGGTGGCAAGCCGATTCCAAGCTATGGGTACAGCCATGGGATTTTCACAAGGAAAGATGGCTGACATGTCGCTACAGCTTACAAAGCTGACCGCGGATATGGCTTCTTTCTATGATATGGAGCAGTCTGACGTTGCTAGAAACTTGCAGGCAGTATTTACCGGAGAGACAGAGCCTTTAAGAAAATATGGTCTTGACCTCACACAGGCTACCCTTAAAGAGTGGGCTATGAAGCAGGGATTGGATGCTGACATTTCGTCTATGACGCAGGCAGAAAAGACCATGCTCCGGTATCAGTATGTTATGGCTAATACAGCCGCGGCGCAAGGAGACTTTGCGAGAACATCAGACACATGGGCAAACCAGATAAGAATCCTTAAGCAGTCATTTGAACAGCTTGCGGCTATTATCGGTGGCGCATTAATTAACGCTTTTAAACCGTTTGTGCGAACTCTTAATGCAGTCATGCAGAAAGTTATTGCTTTTGCAACGACAGTAACCAATGCGTTAGGATCAATCTTCGGATGGAAATTTGAGATTTCTGCAGGTGGTTTTGCAGATGATTGGTCTGATGCAGCAGGTAGCGCGGCTGATATAGCAGACAGCACTGGACAGGCAGCGAAGAACGTTGAAAAGATGAATAAGGGCTTAAGAGCCTTTGACGAACTGAATCTGATTACCACTCCGGATAATTCAAGCGGATCTGGTTCTGGTGGTTCCGGCGGTGGTGGTGCATCCGGCGGTGGTGCGTCTGGTGGGCTGGTACAGGTAGATACCATTTTCAAAGACTATGAAAGCCAGATCAGAAGTTTGCGTGAACTTGGGGCATATATCAGCGATGCGCTATCAGATGCCATGGAATCTATTGACTGGGATAGAATTTATTCCAAGGCTAGAAATTTTGGAAAAGGGCTGGCAGATTTCCTTAATGGGCTTATTACACCAAGATTGTTCGGAGATGTCGGCATGACGATTGCAAGTGCGCTTAACACAGCAATTTATTCAGCCTTGTCATTTGGAGAAGAATTTGACTGGACAAATCTTGGAGATTCTATTGCCGCAGGAGTGAATCGCTTCTTTGAAACGTTTGATTTTTCGGCACTTGGTAGAACAATCAATACATGGGTTCATGGAATATATGACACTATTACAACAGCAATTGGAAATATCAAGTGGTCAGAAGTATGGGATGGTGTAACGGATTTTTTGAGTGAAATTGATCTTGAGACAATATCTCTTATTATTGGAGCATTTGCACTTAAGTATGCAGGTAAAATTCTTACAGGTAAAATTCTTAAGGAAACGATAGGAAAACTGATTAGTGAGAAGTTTGTGGCGGCGTTTGGACAAGAGTCAGTAAAGTCAATTCTTTCTTATGTAGTTCCGATTTCACTTTCCGTTGCAGTTGGGGCGTTAACTTTTACTATTGGAAAAGACAGTATAAAAAAAGATGCAGAAAATCTAGTAAAAGCATATAAGGATGGTGGATTTTTACAATATTTGCAAGAAAGCTTAAAGCAGCTTATAAATCCGTTTGAGTGGATAAATGCATATGGTGGGGGCATTTTAAGTCAAAAAGGAATACTTGAGAGTTATTCAGACGGAGTTGACTTAAACATTAAGATGCCGAAAAAAGAAGATTATGCATCTTTAGATGAATACCAAAAGGCGCTAAACGATTTCAATAATAATGTTCCAGACAGCCTAAAAGTTCCAAGTAGCTTTGATTTAAAAGCATGGATAGATGAGTGGAAACAAATAAATGGTCTAGATAATGTGGACTTAAGAGCAGAAGTTGTTCTTCCAAACTTGAGAGAAAAAATATCTGGGTTTAAAGACGACGTAAAAGAATGGTGGGGATTATATGTTGAACTACCCGTTCGCAATAAATTAACAACAACTTTAGAGGATGTTTCTTCATGGTGGGAAGATGTAAAGGAATATTGGGGAGAAAAAAAGCTCTCAATACAGACAGAAATAGGAGAAATAAAAGGTAAAATAGAAGAAAAGTGGAATGAAGCATCTGAATACATTCAAGAAAATATTTTGCCTTGGTTTACTAAAGATCATTGGCTTGAAATAGGAAACGGAATAAAAGAAGGTCTTTCCACTAAATGGGAGGAATTCTCTACATGGTGGAGTGACACAGGTATAGCCGTTTGGTGGAACGAAAAAGTTTCTCCATGGTTTACAGTAAATACATGGAAAAGCCTTGGAGAAAATATAAGAAAAGGTCTATCTAAAAAGTGGGAGGAATTTACTGGATGGTGGGAAAACACCGGATTCTATAAGTGGTGGAATCAAGATGTTGCTCCAAAGTTTACAACAGACAAGTGGACATTTAGTGGTATTTCAGATGGATTAAAAAATGCATGGAATAATGCTATAGCCGCTGTAAAGCACATATGGAACGGATTTGCAAACTGGATGAACTCAAAGCTTTCTTTTTCGTGGGACGCTGTAAACATTGCTGGAAAGCAGATTGTTGGAGCCGGAAGTATAAATCTTGGGAAAATTCCTACTTTTGCCGCCGGAGGATTTCCGAGCCAGTACAGTATGTTTATGGCGGGAGAAAATGGACGGGCAGAAATGCTGGGGACTGTTGGAGGGAAAACAGCGGTTGCCGGTGGACAGGAAATTACAGGTATTCGAGATGCAGTGTACAGTACGGCGCAACAGGAAATGGAATTGCTAAGACAGCAAAATCAGTTGCTTCAAGGAATTTTGGAAAAAGAATTTGGGATTACATCCGAGCAGATCGGAAAAAGCGCTCGCAATTATGCAAAAGATTACTTTAACAGAACTGGAAGAGAAGCATATATTTTCTAATGACAAATACCGCCACTTGTGGTAGAATCATTTTATTACAAGTGGCGGGAGGGTAACACATGGCGTTGATTAAATGTCCTGAATGTGGAAAAGAAATTTCAGACAAAGCAGAAATGTGTATCAATTGCGGATTTCCGTTGAAACAACACGAAAACAATGAAATGTCTGCGGGGAAAAGTGAATTTTATAAATCATACGAACAAGAAAACGAAAATGATAGAGGGTGGGAACGCCCAAAAGAGCCAGAGATTACAGGTGTTGGAAAATTATTCTTAAGAAATTCTGTTGAAAGATTTCAAAACACGGGATTTAATGGTATATATAAATATACTTTATTCGGAGAAAAAAAAGAGGTTTACTGTCCAAGATGTGGGAGCGAAAATTGTTCTCATTATACGGAGCAGAAATTTGTACCAGGAAAAACAAAGACAAGATACACTGCAAATCTAAATCCATTTAAACCGTTTACTTTAGTAAATAAAAAGGAAAAGATTTTGAGAAAAGATCAAACATATGAAATAAATAAAATTATATGTAATGATTGTGGCTACACTTTCATATAAATTTGGATTTAATATGTGGAGAATTACGATGGAGAATAGGGAGTCTGAATCAGAACTAAATGAGTGCAAAAAGAAGTTGAATAAAGCACATCAAACGATAGAAGAATTGAAAATTAAGATGACGCAAGATAAAAAGAATTACAAATGGGAAATAAGAGAGTTAAATAAAGAAAAAGATGCATTAAAGGCGCACAATACTGATCTTTTTAATCGGGAGTCAAACGCGCTTATTCGTGCGGACGATTTGGAAAAAGAGAATATTGCATTGAAAAAAGAGAAAAAGAAATTGGAAATAAAAATAGAAAAACTGGAAAAAGAGAACGAAAACTTATTGAAGAAAAAGGATGAATGTACTAGGGATGCAGATTGGGAAAGGCTGGGGAAACGGGTATATAAGAGGGAGCGCAGAGATGCGCTTCTTTTCATTTTTAAATTCAATAGGAGGTATATATGGAAAAACAGGAAATCAAGATTACATATGGGAACACGGAAGTAACTCACACGTCGGAGAAAATTTTGATTAAAGCGCCCAATATTGAAGTAATCACAAAATAGATAAAGAAAGAAAAGCAGCATCTATCAAATTGGTGGTAGGTGCTATTTTTATACTCATTTTTAGGAGAATAGTCATGAAAAAATATAAACCAATAGACTGGAGCAAGTGCCCGGAAAGTCGCACACCAATAGGAAATCCGAATAATTGCGTCGTGGCGGATATTCTGCCGGACGGAAAAACTGAAATCTTATTTTTAAGTGATAATAACGGTGCTCATATTTGCAAAACTGAAAAGAAAACTTGATTGGAGGTGTTCGGCATGGCGTACAGCGGTTGGTTGTTAAAGATTGGAAATTATACAGTTCCAATGTCTTTTATGAAACCAGAGACATATAGCCCATATGTGAATATGCAGGACTTGGACGATTATACGGATGCCAACGGATATCTACATAGAAATGCCGTGGAATTAAAGGCGTTAAAAGTTGAGTTTGAAACACGGGCTATGCTTACAAACACGGAATTTAATGCCATTATAAGTAAAATCCGCCAGCAGTTTACTAATGCAACCGGAAGAGCCTGCTATATTACGGCGTACATACCGGAGTATGACGATTATGTAACACAGTATGGTTACATGGCAGATTTTCAGCCTACGATATACGGAACGTATGGCGGTCAAATCCATTACAACTCTGTAAGACTTGCATTTATAGGGGGTGTATACGATGGTTAATTACCAATATTCAAGCCTGTTTTTAAAGGACAGCGTAGACAAACAGTTAAACATCGTATCTGATGATGGGAAAATCAATATCACAAACACCGAACTACACCAAGAAAAATTTGAATTGACAGAAAGCTTGTGTTCGGAATCTGAATTAACATTCGGGGCATGTGAAGCCGGTATGATTAAATTCACGGTGTCCAATGTATTCTTGCCAATGAAAGGAAAGTGGTTGACTGCAAAGATGACTCTTGATGGTCACGAAGATAAACCATTCCAAATAGGAAGATACAAGGTTTATTCTGACACACCTACGGCAGATCGGACGTGCCGGGATGTGGTAGCTTACGATGTTTTGTATGATATTTTATCATCTGATGTTACTGATTGGTACAATCAGATACTTCCACAAAAAGATAGCAAGGTAACTCTCAAACAATTCAGAGATAGCTTTTTTAATCATTTTGGAGTGGAACAGGAAGAAGTATCTCTTGTAAATGATGAAATGATTATTGAAAAAACTGTAGAAGTGAAAGCATCAAGTAGCGGAAGTTCAGATACCGCAGAGACAAACACGATAGGCGAAGCCATAAGCGGAAAAGAGGTTTTGTCTTGTATACTTGAAATTAACGGTTGTATGGGAAATATCGGGCGCGTTGGAAAGTTTCGCTATGTGTACTTAACGCAAGAGATGCAGGGGCTTTATCCGGCGAATGATCTTTACCCGGCGGATGATCTTTATCCTAGAAATCCAAAGAGCACCAGCATAAGTAAAAGTCAGTACATTTCAGCACAATATGAAGATTATATTGTCAGAACGATTGACAAATTGCAAATTCGTGAAAAAGAGAATGATATAGGAGTGATTGTAGGTGATGGCAAAAACACTTATGTGATCGAGGGAAATTTCCTTGTTTATGGGAAAGGGACAAAGGAATTAAACGAAATTGGAGAAAAAACGTTATCAAAGATAAAAGGAATTATATACAGACCATTTAGTGCTGACTGCAAAGGAAATCCATGCTTTGAGGTTGGAGATGCGGTGCGGCTGCAGACCCGGTATGAATTGATCGAATCGTACATCTTAAAGCACACGCTGAAAGGTATACAGGCACTAAGGGACAGTCTGGAAGCTGACGGGGAAGAGTATAGGACAAGCAAAGTCAACGGCGTTCAGAGAAGTATCCTGCAGCTTAAGGGGAAGAGCAATACTCTCGAACGGTCGATTGAGGAAACGAAGTCAACGATTGTTGATGTGGAAAAAGGTTTGCAGTCACAGATTACACAGACTGCATCAGAAATCCGGGCAGAGGTAAAAAATACCACAGATGGGTTATCATCACGGATTACCCAGAATGCGAGTAGCATTACTGCAGAGGTCAACCGGGCAACGAGCGCCGAGGGTACGCTATCCAGTAAGATCAGCCAGACGGCAGAGAGCATTACTGCAGAGGTCAACCGGGCAACGGAAAAAGAAGGACAGCTTGCGGCGGCAATACAGGTCAATGCAGAGGGGATCACAAGCAAAGTTTCCCGGGACAGTGTCGTTTCGGAAATTAACCAGTCAGCAGAGGGAATAAAGATTAGAGCTGATTTACTGGAACTCAGGGGATCTGTGGAGATGACCGGTGGGTATGTGCATATTGACGCGACAGAGAGTACGGACAACTTGGTTGAACTGAAACGGGAAGGAACTCTCGTGCAGATAGGAACGGATGGTTTGAAGTCAGCAGCAGATACGAGAGAACTCACGGCAAGTTACTCTGCTGTGGCGGTGCGTGACACGTCGGCAAACACCATAGCGCAAATGCTCTCAAGTGGAAAAGGAATCTCGTCCTACGGCTGGGAATCCTATTCGGACAAGCGTCTAAAACACGGTATAGAATCCCTTGACCGGGAGAAGAGCGCAGTGCTTATACAGTCCTTGCGCCCTTGCAGATTTGTTTATAACTACGACCGGGACGGTCATTACCGGCATGGTCTGATTGCGCAGGAAGTGCTGGCGGCGATTGGAGATGAAGACTGGGCGATCTGCTCCGAAAATCCAGATCCAGACGGCAATATCTATTATGCGCTTGACAAAACAGAACTAATCGCTGATCTGATTGCTACAGTGCAGCTATTACAAGAAAATCTGGAAGAAGTAAAAAAGAGAGTAGGGTAAGAATATGGTCAATGCCAAAATTCGTGAATTTGAAAATGATATTATAAATTACATCAATGCGAATAGTGATATTCCAATAGAAGTTAAACATCTGGTGATTAAGGATATTTTACACCAGGTAGAAGCGGAAGCAAACCGGCACGTTATCGCCGAGCGGGAGCAGATGCAGGAAAATCTTAAAAAGGAGAGCGAGGATCATGAATAAAGCATATAACCGTATCAACTGGGAGAATTACCCAAGCGATGCTACGCCTTTGAATGAAGCGAATCTCAACAGTTTGGACAGTGCCACAGATACCATTGACGACCGTGTGATTACGCTTGACACAACCAAGGCAACAAAAACAGAGGTTGCTACACTTGTATCAGATGTGACATTTGAGGAATCTACAGGAATTATTACCATTACGAAGAAAAATGGCTCTAGGGTTACCATTGACACACAGATGGAGAAAATTGCTGTCAACTTTACTTATAACCCGACTACACAGCAGATTATACTGACTCTGATCGATGGCACGAAGCAGTACATAGATTTATCGGCGCTGATTACGCAGTATGAATTTTTAGACACGGATACAGTAGCATTTATCATCGATACAGACGGCAAGGTGTCAGCTATCGTAAAAGAGGGAAGCATCAAAGAAGAACATCTGGAACCAAACTATCTGGCAAAGGTCAAAGTAGAGGTTGCAAAGGCGCAAACAAGCGCAAGCAATGCTGCAACATCCGAGGATAATGCAAGAAGTGCGGCAACAGAGGCGCAGGATAGTGCGACAGCGGCGGCAACATCCAAAAGCAATGCACAGACAAGTGCGGCGGCAGCGGCACAATCAGAATCTAATGCAAAGGCATCTGAGAATGTGGCAAAATCAAGCAGAGATTCAGCTGTTGAATCAGCACAGACCGCGACAGCGGCGGCAACATCCGCCAGTGAATCAGCAATTACAGCTAGTGAGAAAGCCGATATTGCCACACGAAAAGCAACAGAAATTATCGGAAAAGCAGAATCTGCAGCAGATAGTGCAACCAAAGCACAGAGTTATGCCGTTGGCGGTACCGGCAGCCGGGAGGGAGAGGACTCTGATAATGCTAAATATTATTATCAGCAGGCAAAAGACGTATCAGAGGGACTAAAAGGTGGATTGCAGCCGCATGGCACGGTGGCTTTTGCAGATCTTCCGGCGCTTCCGGATGTCAATGCAGGATGGATGTACAATATTTCGGATGAATTTACGACCACGGACGATTTTAAAGAGGGCTCCGGCAATGCAGTTCCCGCCGGCGCGAATATCTACAAAACGTCAGACGGAAAGTGGGATGTTCTGGCCGGTACCCCGGTGACGGGGGTCAAGGGTGCAAAAGAAACATCCTATCGGCGAGGAAATGTCAATCTCACCCCAGAAAACATTGGGGCAGTAGCGACAGGTGGAGACACAGCGAGCAATGTCACATCATTTACAAGTAGTGATGTGGCAGATGGATCAGCGCCATCGTGGACAAACGTTGCTACACTGACAAGTGGCGAAACGCATACTTCTCTTTTTGCGAAGGTATCGCAGATGTTTAAAAACGTGCGGTACTTGTATAAGATGTTCGGTACTACCGACATATCCTCTATTGGTGGCGGAACGGTAACGGGGGCTATCTCGTCGCAAAACAAAGCTTTAGCGCAAACTGTATTTTACGTTAATTCAAATAAAGAGCATACACCGGCATCTATAGTGGCCATATCTCGTCCTATAGCTTATACTAACGGAGTAGCAGAACTTGACATATCGAGTTTTAAAATAACACCTATAATAGTGTTGTCTGTCAACGTTTTAGGATCGGAGATTACTCATGGTGCTCTTGCAAAAACGATTAACAATGGGACTGCTCTTCGTTCTGTGCTGAATAACACGGAGTACAATGGCACGCTGATCACAGTTTTTACGGTAATGTGTTCTATGCCAGACGTATAGCCATCATTCTCGCCCATCCAATTTCTACGTTGCTATCAGCTGCATAATGCTTGATCGTTGCGCTGACGGTTGCTGTATCGCTTGTTACATTGATAGTGTAAGTTTGCAAAAAATTAGCCCATATGCCCGTATCTGTATGAGGAGTACACAAATACGCCATTGATCCATATAAATCACCATCACTCTTTTTTAGCCCTAAATTGTACGCAAAAGGTGTATGTGCGTTCAATTCGCCGCTTGATACTACTAACCACTTCCCTTTTGCTAATAGTAAAGTGTTTAGCTCGTATTCTATATTAGCGGACAATTTACTGCTAATTAACAGCGTATCGGTTTGTTTATAATTACCTATGTTATTTAACTGTGCTAAAGCTTTGTTTGACGCACGAAATAGATGCATGTTAAAATATGACGTAAAAAACGTTATATTTTTTCGCAATTTAAACGTTTTTGTTGACCTAAAGTGACAAATCAGACGATTTGTGTCGAAACTTGCGACCGAAATGATTTGAATAATGCTGGCAAAATTTGTAAAATAAAATTGTCCGATAAGGGCACTTCAAGTTCTGGAGAGGGGGCGATGTTTGGCGATTCATTGCCCTCTCAAATGTTACTGGTAAATAATGGTAATTTTTTTGTGTGGGGTTGACTGCAAAGAACGTACGTTCTATAATGACATTAACATTATCGGTTGCAGAGATTGGAGGAGAATAAAATGGGGGAAAATGAGTGCAATAAGGAAACAGCGTTTTACAAGGAAAAAATAACTGAAATGGTCGTTAAGTGCGACAACGAGCGATTTTTGAAATTTTTATATAACACAATACTTTCATTCAAAAAAAAGTGGGGCATTTAGTGCCCCTCTTTTTCATGCCAATAGGTTATATTGTCAAATATAGTCTGTCTATGTTCTTTGCTAAGTTTCATTAGCATTTTTAAGTTATCGAGCAATTCACTATCTGACATAAGGTCTGGAAGAATATCTTGTGCGTTTTCTAAATTATCTTCCCAACCCATTAAATAAGATGGAGAAACTTCAAGAACTTTCCCAATAATTTCTATTTTATCACTTGGAATATTAGTAATAATGTTGTTTTCATATTTATATAGTGTTTGCTTTGAAACTTTTATTTTCTCTGCAAGCTCTACTTGTGAAATACCTAAAAGCTCTCTCTGCTTTTTTATCTTATCTCCGATTGTCATTTGAGTTTTCCTCCTTTCCTATTGGTAACTTTATTATAACACAAAAAAGTTACTCGTCAAGAAAAAAATAACTTGACAAGTTACCAAAATGGAATATAATAAAAGTAACTTCAAAAGTTACGAAGTTAGAAAGGAGTAGTCATATGGTTGATACAAACAAACTTCGCGGCGTTATTGCTGAAAATGGCAAAACACAGGCTGATGTTGCGGAAATGATTGGAGTTACGCCAAAAACATTTTATATGAGAATGAGTAAGGGCGTTTTTGGAAGCGACGAAATTCAGGTTATGATTGATAACCTTCACATCCAAAATCCAATGGATATTTTTTTTGCAAAGAAAGTAACTTAAAAAGTTACTAGAAAGGAGATGTAAAAAACATTGGAAAAATCAAGATATTCTGTTTTGGATTCATCTGGAAAAGCAACGATTGTTGAGCGTAAAGACGGAAGATATATTGACATTGAAGAAATGGCGCAGCATGTCGCATTTAATGTTTTGGACGATTACAGCAAAATTCTTAATGGCGAAAAGAAAATTGATGAGACAAACATTAGATTGTCTATCAATGTTCTCAACGCCGTTGCTCCGTTAGCAAAATATTTTAGAACGGGCTGTGCCTACGGAAAGGATTAGCAGATGCAGATACTTTTGCTAAAGTTGGTTTTTCTTCCGAAATTTCTTCATTGATTTCTTCGCAGTATTGGTCGTACTTGATTTTGAAATCATTGAAAGAACCGTTATATCCACAGATTTTAGCAATAGCGTAGGCAGATACATATTCATCGTTCAAAATTACACCTCCCTTATTTAATGATAAGGGAATTATAACACAGAAAGGGGTTGGAGAAAACGGACGAGTTAGTGAAAGTCAATTTTGATACACAGACAGTATCGGCAAGAGAACTGCACGATCAGTTACATATTGGAACAAGATTTAACGATTGGTTCCCACGTATGACAGAATATGGATTTGTAGAGGGAACAGACTTTTACTCAAAAATGAGTAAAACCGATAATGGTGGCAGACCATCAACAGATTACGAAATTTCTGTAGACATGGCAAAGCAGATTTGCATGATTCAGAGAACACCAGAGGGTAAAGCAGTCCGCCAGTACCTCATCGACTTGGAAAAGGCGTGGAACACACCAGAGCAGGTATTTGCCAGAGCGTTAAAGATGGCTGACGAGAAAATCAACAGCCTTAAGGAAAACAACACAAGGCTGATTGCGGAAAATCAGCGTATGAGACCGAAGGAAATTTTTGCAGATGCGGTGTCGGCAAGCCACACATCAATTCTTATCGGAGATTTGGCAAAGCTGATTTGCCAGAACGGCTATCAGATAGGACAGAAGCGGTTGTTTGAGTGGTTGCGTGAGAATAACTTCCTTATTAAATGTGGTTCATCGAAGAATATGCCACAGCAGAGATATGTTGAACAGGGGTTATTCGAGGTAAAGGAAAGCAACGTGCAGAATCCGGATGGATCAGTAAGGATCACTCGGACAACTAAGGTAACTGGAAAAGGACAGATATATTTTGTCAACAAATTCTTGAACAGAGGTTATTTTTATGAAAAATAGAAAGGAAAACTGGTAGATTCCAATAACTCATATGGAATTGGAAAGATTAACAGGAGGAATTCATGGATAAACAAACGAACATTGCTTTAAGAAAAACGTTAGATCAGATCGGCGCAAGCCATTCGCTCAAAGGATACACATACACAATTAGAGCGATAGAGAAATGTCTGGACGACAGGGATGCGCTTAGATGTGTTATGAAGGAAATTTATGCAAAAATCGCAGAAGAGAACGGAACTACCGCATCCAAAGTAGAAAGAAACATCCGGAACTTAATAGAGGTCACATGGATAAATGGCAATGTGAATGCGATCAATGAGATTTTTGGCTATACGGTTTCGCCGAAAAAGGGGAAGCCAACCAATTCAGAATTTATTGCGGTAATAACAGATTTTGTGTCCTTGCACGGGCAGGAAATTGAAAGTGATTCTTATAAGTGGCGGGAGTGAAGTTCGTATGAAGAAGTTGGCAAGGGTGATTGAATTTGTAGGCGCGGCGATCTTTTTTCTTTGTATGTGTGCGGATGCAACGGAAAATCCTATTGTAGCGGTACCGACCATAATCAGCTTACTCTTATTGTATGCCGGATCAAGAATTGAAGGAGGATGGCAGGATGCGGAAGAGATTGTCGAAGATCATTATTATTATGTTGATGGTGATGACACTGACGATGGTATTACCTACATTACATACGACAGCAACGGAACCGAGCGATACATGGATTTCAAATGAGTATCTTCCTTATATAAAGGAGATTTCAAACGAATATCATATTTGCCCGGAAATGGTAATGGCGATCATCGAGCATGAAAGCAGTGGACAAGCCGATGTGGAGAATGGTGGATGCAAAGGTCTCATGCAAATTTATGAAAAATATCACAGAGACCGGATGGAAAGTCTTGGAGTAGAAGATCTCTATGATCCGTATGGGAATATTCTCGTTGGATGCGATTATTTGGCGGAGTTGTTTGAAAAATATGATGGAGACATGAGCACAGTCCTTATGATCTATAGCGGAAAATCAGATGCGTTGACCAGAACATACGAGAATCGCACTGAATATGCCAAAAGCATAATGAACAGGACGGTTGAACTTGAAAGACTTCATGAAGAAACGGAATCAGACTTTGGAGAGGGTCTATAAACACTACTACATTATAATACGAGGAGAATTTCAAATATGAATAAAGAAACAATGGAAAACAACAAAGTGGAACTGGCAGGCGTGATTATTTCAGAGCCGGAGTTTATGTATGAATCATACGGAGAAAAATTTTACAAAATGTCTCTTGGAATAAAAAGAAAGAGCGGCGCCGTAGACGAGATCCCATTAACCATTTCAGAAAGACTGTTTGATATTGAGGACAGATATTCGGGAATGGAGGTAATGGTTTCTGGAAGTTATCGCTCATTCAACAAACAGGAGGGCACTAGACGCCGGTTGATCTTATCGGTGTTCGTTCGTGAAATCGAGGCGATTGATTCAAAAGATGCGGATATTGATAAGAATTGCATTACGATCAATGGATATGTTTGCAAAGAACCAAATTACAGAGAGACGCCACTTGGTCGCGAGATCACAGACATGCTGATTGCAGTAAACAGAGATTATGGGAAATCTGATTACATTCCGTGCATTGCCTGGGGGAGAAATGCAAGATTTGCAGGCGGATTTAAAATCGGTACCCGTGTTAAGTTGATTGGAAGAATCCAGAGCCGAGAATACGACAAGAAGATTTCTGACACGGAGTTTGAGAAGAAAGTGGCTTATGAGGTTTCCGTAAGCAAATGTGATGTGATTGAGGAGGGGAAAAATGAAAATAACAATTAAGAGTATTCACATCGAGAATTTCAAGGGCATCAATATGCTTGACGTGAATTTCTCTGTGAAAACGAAGATCAGCGGGCAGAATGCCGTAGGAAAGACAACGATCTTTGATGCGTTTACATGGCTGCTTTTCAACAAGAACAGTTCCGGAGAGGAAAAGTTTAATGTCCGCCCTTTAAATAAGGAAGGAACACGTATTGATAACGTGGAAATAAAGGTTGTAGCAATTATGGACGTTGATGGCAAAGAAGTAGAGCTTTCCAAGGTTCAGAAGCAGAATTGGGTCAAGAAGCGTGGCACAAATACAGTGTCATTGCAGGGAAATCCAAATTCATACGAGATTGACGGCTATCCAAAAAGTGAAGCTGAATTTAAGGAGTATGTATCTGGTATTGCGCAGAGTGAGGAAATGTTCAAAATGCTGACTAATCCGCAGTATTTTTCTTCTTTGAAATGGAAAGACCAGAGAGATATTTTGATGAAACTTGTTTCAGATGTTTCAGATGTAGAGCTGGCACAGACGGACGCGAAGTATGCACCATTGCTTTCAGAATTGGAGAAAGCACCGTCTACGGATGATATTAGAGCAAAATTCTCCAAAGCATTGAACGAGTGGAAGAAGAAACAGGCAGAGATTCCAGTCCGAATTGACGAAGCCATGAAATCCAAGGTTGACATCGATGTTGCAGAACAGGAACTTGCGAAAACAGACTTGGAAACCAAAATTGCAGATATTGATGCGAAGATCAAAGATTCTGACGGAGTAATGATGGAGTTAGAACGTGAAGAAATGCAGCTGCAGTTTGATATGTCTGGGATTATGCAGACTATGAATCGCGATCTGACAAACAGGAGAAGCGAGATCCAAGCAGAATTACGCGATTTGCAAAACGAGATGAAGCGATTTGCAGATACGATTGCTTTGAAAGAGAGACGGGTTTCAGAAAATGAGACGGTTATTTCCAATGCTGATTCAGAGCGGAAAAGGATTGGAGAGGAGTACATCGCAGAAACAGCAAAGGCTTTTGATGAATTCCCATATCTGTTTGATGAATCCAAGTGGGTATTTGATGAAAACAGCACCGTTTGCTCATTGTGTGGTCAGAAGTTGCCGGAAGATAAAATTGAGCAGTTAAAGGCTGATTTTGAAAGCAGAAAGCGAAAAGCCAAGGCAGATGCAGAAGAAAAGTTAAAATCAGAAAAGATCAGATTTGACACAGAAAAGAGAACAGCACTGAACAGATTAGTTGATATTGGCACAGAGAGAAAAAATCTTATCACAAAATTAAGGGATGAAAATGCCAAAGTAAAGGAAGAAATAAAGTCCTTAAAGGAACAGGAGCAGGAAGATATTGCAAAAAAAGAAAAGCTCTGCCAGCAGTTATCATTGATTCCGGAAATTGCCGATTATTTGCAGAATGAAGAGTACATGGAGTTGAAAGCAAGGTATGACGAAGTTCTGGAAGAAATTGAAAAGATGAACGCCAATGGAGAGGATGCAGCAGTTGAATCCTTAAAATCTGAAAAAGAAGAGCTTCAGGCGCGTCTTGATGATGTAAACAAAATCATTGCAAAAGCATCTATGAATGTTGAGATTGATGAGCGTATCTGGCAGTTGCAGGAAGAACAGAAAGAAATCGGGCAGAAGGTTGCGGATCAGGAACAGATTCTTTACCTGTTGGAAGAGTTCATTCGTTTCAAACTCAACAAGGTTTCTGAATCCATCAACAGCCATTTTAAGACAGTTAATTTCAAACTCTTTGAAATGCAGTTAAATGGCGGTATGAAAGATTGCTGTGAGTGCACCGTAAATGGAGTGCCGTATTCGACTTTGAATAGCGGTCATAGAATTGTAGCCGGACTTGATATTATCCGTTCTCTTAGCGAGTTATATGGCGTTATCGTGCCGATTTTTGTGGATAACGCAGAGAGCTTAAATGATTTCAATGTGCCGGATATGGATGCACAGTTAATCCTTTTGAGTGTATCAGCGGACAAGCAGTTGAAAGTGGAGGGTGTTTAAATGGGAGAAGTTATCAAATCTTACAAAGGATTTAACAAAAATATGACTTGTCGTGGCTTTCAGTACGAAGAAGGAAAAGAGTATGAGGAAGAAATCGTAGAAGTTTGCGATCATGGATTTCACGCTTGCGAGTATCCGCTTGATTGCTTGAATTATTATTATCCAAATGAAAGCGTATACCACGAGGTAGAGCAGAGCGGAGAAATCCAGAAACATAATGATGATACTAAGGTAGAATCTACAAAAATTAAGATCGGAGCAGAAATTAGCATTGCGGGTCTTGTTAAAGCTGCAATCGAATATACAGTAAAACGTGTAAAAAAGGACGCTGAAAGCGATGAAAAGCATGGAGCATCCTCGGCAACCGGATACAAGGGAGCATCCTCGGCAACCGGCACCTATGGAGCATCCTCGGCAACCGGCACCTATGGAGCATCCTCGGCAACCGGATACTATGGAGCATCCTCGGCAACCGGATACTATGGAGCATCCTCGGCAACCGGAGACAAGGGAGCATCCTCGGCAACCGGAGACTATGGAGCATCCTCGGCAACCGGATACTGTGG